TCTTTCCCTACACGACGCTCTTCCGATCTATGACAAAGGGGGTGCTATTTTGACGACCCCCCCGGGGTGCTTGCTGAGACGTGCGAACGCTATAGTGAGTCCTTCGTGCTTGCGAAAGCTCTAAAACGTTCGAATCTCAGCAATTGTTTACTTGTTACTATGAATCTTTGGCTTGGTTTCACAATTAACACGAGTTACTTTGAAATACTGTCCCATGAAATCATTCTTGAGAATCTTGTCAATAGCAATCGATAAGAGTGCTTCATATGTTTCGTCACTCATGTCCGATGTATCAACATCAAAGTATCTCGCCAAATACCCTGAAGTGCAATAGCCTTTGGACTCGTCGAATCTGTACCAATTGTCGAAGTCATCAAAAGGATCAAAGGGGTTGTCTACTGTTGTGATCCAGATATGCAATGTATCTTTGGAATCAGTAGGACTTTGTGTAGCTAACTTCAGAGATCCGCCGTCTTTTGAATTTCTCATTCCCTTATTCTCCTTTCTATGAATATTTGTTGACAGTTGATACAGAAAGTCCAGTTGCTTCAGCTACTTCGGCTTGCGTATAACCAAAGTTAAGCATAGACTTTATCCTTGCTGCTTGAGAAGCACTAACAGTAACTGTCTTCTTCGGCGATGCAAGCTGCTTTACTCTGTCTGAATCAGCATTGTTAAGTATTTGTGTAAGCTTTGATGTGCTGACGGCGCCAGCTTGAATTGCAGCCCATTCTCTGTCTGTGATGTCAACTTGTACATTAGACTTAGAAGCACCAACCTTTGCTCTAGCTGCAGTTAAAGCCTGCTGACCAGCTCGTTTGATCTCATCTGCTGTCCAATCTGGATTAGCTGCCTGCTTCTGCTTTAATGTCTTATTAGCAATGATCTGTGCCTGTCTCTCTTTTGGTGCATTCTGTAATGCTCTATTTAGCTTAGCATTAAGACTAGCTACTTCTGCTGCATATACTTTCTTTGCCTGTGCATTTGTTTTAATGTTCTGAGTAGCTACAAGATTCTTTCGTGCTATGTTTGCCATGGATTTAAGGGAGTTGGCATAGTCCGCATAGGCAACCTCTTTAGGATTAGGGTTCTTCGACAGTAATGTACGGGCATCATTTGTAGCTGCCATCTTAGAGGTCTTGACAGTTGCAACTTTCTCACCTTTAGATTCCCATACCCCGTCTTTATTTCTTTTCCAGTCCGTATAGGTACGCCCCGTAGGCTCCAGATGTACTTCACCAGTCTTAGGATCAATGTCCTTCAAACGAATCTGTTTTGTTTCAGGAACATAGGCTACTGATTTAGCCCGGGAGAGTAGGGTGGATGCACCTGCATCACTACTACCCTGGTACTTCTTCTTAAGTTCAGCAATACGGTTTTCCTCGTAGGACCTCTTATAGTCCAAGCCGTGCTTCGGTGCGTCAATAACGACCATCGAATGCCGTACAGCTCTTGCAATTTCATCAGGCTTTGCACCCTTCAATGTCATATCAGTAATCAGGTTGGAGATCTTACCCATTTCCAAACCTTTACGTTTCTCTGGGAGTTTTGCTGTAACTCCTTCAACACCACGATACGCAATCTTAGGATCGAAGTCCTTAAGACCAGTGTATTCACTAATGTCAGATGTAGTAATCTTAACTTTAGATCTCGGTGAATTAGAAGGAATAACTACTGCTGTATCTCCATCAAAGTCAGCTCCTGACAATCTTTCTGCAACCTTAGCATTGATACCAACTGCATCGATCGCATTGCCAAGCATAGACTTTCCTTGAGGATTCTTATTGTTTACTTTAAGCTCAGGTATCTCGAATGTTCCTCCATGAGGGAATCGAACAAGACACACAGTTTCACCATTCTTATATGATGGTGCATAGATCTCGTTATCCTTCAAAGAAGATACAGGTAAGATTACCTTTGCACTCTGTCTTGGAAGTGCTGCTGCTTTAAGATCTACTGCCTGGCTGTCGCAACCTTCGGCAAAGTCCGCAAGCAGTTTACGCTTAACAACAGGGTTTGTCATTTTGAGGATCTTATCAAGCTCATCCTGTCTATTATCAATTGATAACTTAAGCTGCTTCTTAATCAATGGGAGCTGCTGTTTTGATAGGAACTGAGAAGCAAGGTTCTTAGAATAGTGGTCCCAATCGCCTTCTTCCTTAAGCTTGTTGATAGCTCCTAATTTTGTGTTGCCATCTTTATCTTTGTAATGGTACTGTCCATTCGCTTTGATTGTTGCTCCAAACGGGTTGTCTGGATCGTCTTTCATCTTTTTGAAGACGTCCATCTTTGGTACATCACTTGTTTTGTTGGTATTGAACACAACATCCACACCTTTTGGCATGTTGTCCGAGTAGATTGCCATACCTTTAAGGTAGTGTGTTCCATCGACAGCGATTCTTACCTGTGCATAATGTGAGTCACCAAGGTCAAGATCAGCAACTCCTCTTCGAAGCTCGATAACTCCATCTTTCTCAAGTCCACCTTTGTTACCATATCTTACAGCAACACGGTTTGATGAGATACTTGATGGGTATTCAGGAGCCCAGAATGTTTGTCCACCATCATGAGAATACTCTTCCAATGGTACGATCTTGTCAGTATGCTGCTGAACATCTTTCCATTCAGTTCCTGGAGGGCAAAGAACTTTAGTAGTTGTATACTGCCCTTTTTGATTGATCTGTGGAACTTTGACTGAATGCACTTCATAACCTGCTTCTTTTAAGATCTGCAGAGATACATCCAATCTTGTTTTGGTGATACCGATTTCTCTTTCAACACCAGTACCAACATCTACAAAGTTCTTAGTTCCAACTTTCTTTGCTAAAGCTTCAGCTGTGTTGATGCATGTGTCTTCCTTAAGTTTTTCGCCTTGGTTCAGTAACGATCGAACTGTTGACTCTTTCGATGCTGAATTGAACATAAGCTCAGCTATTTTGACGTTAGAGTAGCCATGCTCTTTTAACTTCATAGCTCTGTTGATTCGATCAACTTTCTCAGCATTTACATAAATTGACTGCTTATTTCGGAACTCAGTTGTTTTCAAGCCCATAGATGCAGCGATCTCTTTCTCGCTTTTACCTTTAGCTTTCATTTCCTTTACAGTCTTTAAGAAGTCTGCATTGTGCTGATAAGGGTTGTCTCCTGAACCCCAAGGATATCTCCCCGAATGCCGAGGAGTACCGTAGTGTGCTAAGTAGCTCATTCTATGCCCTCCTCTTTCTTAACGGATACGATAATCTTGTCGAATGACTTGATCTTGTCCATAATTGGCAGTATGATGTCCGGTGTAGGAATCTCTTTAAGAATCTCATTATTTTGATAGATCCTTAACTCGATCCCAATATCTCCAGGTTTGATTCCATACTCTAAGCAGAACAGTGCAGTATAGATTTCCAACTGCTGCATGTGTGCAGGAATGTCACCTGTTTTCAAATCATGAATTCTAAGAAAGTCTTTAGCAAACTTAATTGCGTCTGCTGTGCCGAAACAATTCTCAGAATAATATAACACCTGCTCTGGTGTCATTCTATATCCAATTGCATCATTGACATGCATGTTAAGTGTTAAAGGTGATCTTGGCAATCTCTGTCTAAGCTTAATACATTTTGCTGCAAACTCATGTAACTCTGTACCTTGTCGAGCTTTCAGAAATCTGCGATATGTGTGTTCAAGTTTCTCGGCATCGTAGTTTAGCCAATGATAGGAGCTAGCCCCGAGATATGCGTGATCTCCTTCTTTTACTTGTGAATGTTTCCTGAATTCCATTATAAACCTCCTGCTTATTTTGCGGATAGATGAAACTTCCATATTGTCCCATTTCATTCGCTTTATTTACATAATAATCCTGGTTGGGTCTGTGACTTGCTTCGGCATCTCTTTTAACTTCGAGTAATGCCCAGCCATCTCTATCCAATAAAACCAAATCAGGAATCCCCTGTTTGTAGTTAGGGTCGTTCTTTAAAATAATAGAATCTGGAAATAACTCATTTAATTCTGAAATTATATCAGATTGAATTTTGTTTTCTTTTTTCATTGTTCTCCTTTCGTAGGGCCGGAGGTAAACGTAATGGCAGATTGTATTTTTTAATAAGAAGGTAATACAACAAATTCAAAAGAGCCCCACGAAAAGGACAAACAAAAAGAGAAAGAGGCTGTTACGCTCTCCCCCCTATAATAATCAATGTTTTTTCGCGAGGCTTTTTCGTAAGAATATTAAACAGCTACAGAATTTTAATTAAATAAAGCCCTACGAAAAGGCCAAACAAAAAGAGAAAGAGGCGCTCACGCTCTCCTCCCCTATAATAATCTATGTTTTTTTCGCGAGGCTTATTTTATGAATGCAGACTCGTTGAAGTTCTTTTTCTGAGCTAGAGCTCGAGTGATCCGAAGTTCGATTGGACTTCTACATTTCAAGTGAAAGTACTTAAGCTCTTTGTATGGTGTGGTAAGTCTATCGATTCTTCCACTAGCCTGTTTCATCATTTTGTATGAATAGTTCTGTGAATAGAAAACCATTGTATCAGTCTTAATACAATTCCATGCTTCCGACCCAGCATTGTACTGAACTAGGTAAATCCATTTTGAATTACCGAATGGTTCAGGATCATGCCTGTGCCCATTGAGTTCAGCGATTACAACATCATCACCAAAGTCAATGTTTTTAATTATTTCCAATTCGTAATCAAAGTTGTAGAACACTATCAGTTTGTTGTGTTGATCGAAAATACTCTTCAGTGCTTCAGCTCTACTTTCATCAGCATAGCAGATTCTTCTTAACTTGTAACACAACTCACTAACATTTTCTATCGGTTCATTCTTTTCATAATCCCACCTGTCTCTCATAAGAGTTTTATAAGCTTCTCTATCATACGAGCACCACACATCTTCATGATGTTGAACTGCTGGATTTTGATACGGCATATCAACTAACACTCTTCGCCTTAATCTATTCAGTCTTTCAGTTCCAATGAATTTCTCAATTTGTGGAAACCTGCTAAACCTGGAATATACACAATGCTCCGCAGTGAACTCACTTTTGTTCTTGTAGTATCCATTAGCAATGAAGACTGGCATGTAATCCATGTAATTGTCTCCTGGTGTTGCTGATAGTAATATCCATTCGTTGGACTTTGCAATCTTTAGGAATGACTTAGTCCAAGTTCCATATCCAACTACTCGCTGTTCGTCAAAAATAAAGAAGCTGTTTTTAACGTCGACATACTTTTTAATATTGTTCCATGAGTCTATGACTATTTTATGATCATAGATCTTGGAATCATCATCTGGCGTTAAGTAAAACCAACTCATGTCGCCAAGCCATTCACCGCTATCTCTTTTCTTAGCAGTTGTTATGATGTAGAGATCTTTTGGATTTTTCATCTTTGTCATTGGCTCTACAGTTCCACCATTTTGAATATAGTAGTACGCGAGTCCGGTAATTGATTTACCAGACCCTGTACCACCACAAAGTATACAGCCGTTATGCATTTTTGTTATTGCACTCCTTTGGTGCGGCTTCAACTTTAATTCCATACTAATCTAAGTCAGCGTATTTCTCGGCGAACTTGTTCTCACGAATTGTTACATACATTGAATCAACATATGCAGTAATTCCAGTACGACCATTCATCTCCCATTCGTAAGGACGGATTGAAAGATCACAGTTTACAATGTCGACTACATCCAGCTGTGCTACTGTGTCTTCATCCAGCAGATTCTTGTGCTTACCGACAATAAGCCATACCTGTGTGTAACGATTCATATTGAGTTTAACAGGCAGAGTCCATTCCTGCTCAGAGTCATCTGCTCCTTCTGAAAGAGGACGCTCTTTTACATTCCATCCTTCCTGTCTCAGTTCATCAGCCATTACTGCATCATCAATTACAACACTGAAACCCCTTTTACCGGGGTTGAATTTATCTCTTTCTCCTGAAAAGTTCTTCCAAATAATCATTGCACCTTCAATGTTAATGTTGTTTACGTTTGCCATAATAGACCTTCCTTTCTATGCTGCCATATCGGTATGTTCATCAATTGCAAATTTCTCAAAGTCACCAAACTCTGAGATAGTTTCTATTGCTTTATTAGCAAGTTCTTCATAATAAGACATGTCAATCTTATCCTGAATATTGTTTGTTATTACATCTTCAGATTCGAGCCAACGGTATCCCTTTGTTCCAGATGGTGCAAAGTACTTATCGTCTTTTACTCTGAATAACTGAGCTCCACCACAGCCTTCTTTGATTGGGCAGAACTGGCCAACTTTACCAACGAACTTATAATCATGTTCGTCTTCTGCCAACTTCTCGTTAAAGTCGAGGTCAAGCTCTCCACCATTGCTGACGGCGATTGTCTGACATAAGTCCTTGAACTCAATCTTTTCATGAGTGAAGAGTTTCTTGAATACATATGGTACTGCGAACTGAGTTCCAGTTGCTGTCCATCCTTCACCTTTCTCATATGCAATATAAACTGCATTGTTTACTAAGCATATCTTCTCATACTCAGCTTCGATCTCGAATGTATACCCATACTTCTTTCCGAAGTCATAGATGAACTGCTCAACTTCAGGTGTCGGATTATCGATTTTAATTGAATCGGTCTTGATATGAACGACGTGTGCTCCAAGTTTCTCAACTTCACCTTTGAGTGTTGCCATGAAGAGTGCCCCACGTTTAGCAACGATGTTGTCAATGTTTCTTTCATCCTTGAACAGGTTACTGAAGTGAGCTGATGTCAGTCCATATACAGAGTTAATTACAATCTTCAGTGCTTTAGCTAACTTATCCAATTCTTCCTTAGCCAGATTAGCAAATCTAGCAAATGCTCCACCGAACAGAGTCTTTAATGCTTCAATGTCACGATGCTTAATAGCAATACGTGCATCAACAAGATCTTTGAACCTAGCGGTATACTTCTTACCAAACAGATTGAGCGCAATTACCGAATGCGGATGCATGGATGCTACATCAAATGTTTTGACATTTCTGTACATTCCAGGATCAGCAATTACCAATCCACCCTCATTAAGTTTAATGTCACGATATGTTGATACGCCATGGTCAAACTTGTAGCCTTTGAACTCATTTATTGGATTGTAGATTTCATTACCTTCCATATCCACAGAGATACCTGTAGACAGATCAGTGTAGATAAACTCTTTCTGTGGGTTCTTGTCTTTTCCAAAGATCAGTTTACCAGACAACATATTGTTTGTATCGTTTGGACAACCACCAGCAATCTCAGCTAATACACATCTTGCTTCAAAGTCTTCAATGTTAGCTTCAAATGTAGCTTCTGTTGCAATTACATCATTGTCACAATACTCAGCAACCTTAGGCCACAGTTCTTCTGGTACTGGCTGATCCCAAGGCAATGCCCATTCCTGATGATGAATACCTAACTCGATTTCCCACTTCTTCAGACTCTGCTTCTTAGCACAGAAGTCATAAACATCTGTATAGCTTAAGTTGTATGCTGATCCGAAGAAAGCATTTGGACTCTTGTTAATAATGTCTTGTGATAGCTGGAATAAAGCTTCCAATGAATATCCCATCATTCGAGCATACAGAATGTGGTTATCATATCTTCGACAGTTGAATCCAACAAGTTTCATTTTGAGGAACTCTTCAACTTCTGTCGGTGATGGATTGATCATCCTCTTACAAGGACCAGGTTCTCCTCTGTATTTCCAGTTAACCAATAACAGGTTTGGAAACACCTCAATATCATAGAATGCAATCCTGTCATCTTTTGGATTGTTGACTCCAGCAACATCATCTGAACAGTAATGAATCTTTCCAACCTGTGCTAAACAATAGTCTGCATGGTTTGTGCTTGATGCTGCAAATGCTACAATATCATTGCGCATGTCTGTTACGTCATAGTGCTCGCCTGATTCGTATGCATCGTCAAGAATCTTTTTAATAAAGTCTACACTTGGTTTTGTACCTGGATGGCTCTCTTTCCGAAGATTCTTTTTGATCAATGCTCGAATCATCTTTTCGCTGGCAACTACTTTAAAGTCTACCATATTGTCACTCCTTTTCTTTAATGGTAACCCCGAAGATATAGTAGCAATTGGAGTTGAGTTGCATTTTGTTACAATTCTTCGCAATGCTCCTTTACCACTATAAACCTTGATCTCGATATTGTCGCTATATACATTGTCAAGTTGCTTAGGGTCACCAGTATAATAGTAATGCAGATGCACACCTGCTCCACTCTTTGAGAACTCAGCATATGTTGGCGGCCATTGGGATGCCGCGTCTAAGTTCATTTCCTTAGACTTGTTCCCTTCAGCATCTTTCAGATCAAAGTCAATGACTATTAAATTCTCTGGAACTCTAACATAGTGAAGTTTAGTAGTATCCAGATCTTTCAATGTTGTACCGACTCGATCCCACGCTTTTGATGGCGCATCACCACGTGCATATTGTGCTGGGCAATCCTTGCACACTTCATCTAAGATAGATTTAGTGCTATCCATTTTGAGCCATGATTCTTTGGCTTCATCTGGCTTAAGCTCTTTGTCTACGAACTTATCTTTCTTGAAGCCTTTGTAATAGCTTCTAGCTCTAGTTCCATCTTCCAATGTTATTCTGTCCAGGAACTCATCAAAGTAGTCCTTCAAGTCTTCCCTGAACTTATACATTGGCATCTTGTTTGGAAGTCCAGTGTTGTCGCAGTACTCTTTATACAGACTATATGCTGCTTTTAATGTTGTTCCATCATCCTTTTCAAAGAACGGATAACAGCTTTCTACGAAGTTGAAGAAGACGTCCGTTTTGAACATCATATCCAATGGCTTATATCCATCGTAGTAATGCTTTCCGTATTTCTTATATACTTTAAGACAATGATTAGCTATAGCTCCAAGCTCATATGGAATTTGGCTCATGCATTCCTGGTAAGTATCTGGATCGAGTAATTCGCCAGTTGGCTTAACATCGATCAGGCGTCTTATAATACCTGACTTTGCATCAGTGATTTTGACTGGTCGGTTTGTACCCATGAAGAGCATACTGTTAACTCGCATTGGATACTCAGCTTTATACTTTTCAGAAATACCGATTTCCTCGTGTGCGATTATAGAGTTGAGAAGGGTGTTATCTTCAATTCTACTTAAGTCACCGTCATGCTGAATCATTACCAGAGGGTTATCTTTGAATACAGCAGTCGCGAATGATTTTGACGGAGTAGCTAAGTCTTTAGCATTGAATGTTCCGCAGTATCCATCAAACAGCATCTGAATAATATTGAGAATTGTCGACTTACCTGTTCCAGCTTCACCATAGAAGACTAAGAACTTCTGAATCTTTTTAGAGTCACCAGATATAACTGATCCAATGGCCCACTCAATCTTTCGTCGTTCTTCTGCATCATACAGAGTTGAAATGATTTTGTCATAGCCTGGTGTCTTGCCTGCTTCGATGTCGTATGGTAAGGTCTTGGAACGATAGTCCTCTTTGGTTGTCTTCTGGTTTAGGAATGTAATATCAGAATCTAACTGTATTGAAGACGACGGACTAAGCTGGCAATACTTCTTGTACTTTTCCCAGCGTCCATTGTCAAAGTCCCTTAAGTAGTCCTTTTCAATTTTGCTGGTTGTAGTCTTGCTAACGGTTTCATATGCTTCGTCGATCAAACGATCTACATAATCAACAACATCGTATTCATCAGTAGACCATCTATTATTCTTCTCATCCCAGAGAGCATAGAACGCCTTACCTTTACATAACAGGTTATCAACTTTCTTAGAAACAGCAAATGTTGGGTGGATGACTGTAGCATCCCTAGACTTGACATATGAACTCTTAATTGTTACGAAATTCATATTTTTCCTTTCCTGTCCATTTGGACACAAAAATGTGCTATCAAAAACTTTTATATATTTTCATACTTTCTTAAAAAGTTTTTAAACTATATAAAAAAATGGGTTTTTGGCCAATAAGGGCTTAAAATACCCCTAAAAAGCCACTTTTTCACCAATTTTTGCAATCCGCTGGCCATTTTTATTTTGCTGTTTTACCCGTCAAAAGTGCATAAATTTGGTCTGCAGTGTCCCCTCTAGCCACCGAAATCAGCTGTAAAGCCCGTTTCTGGTCATTTTTGGCACACTCTGCAGCGACCGATAACCAGCTCTTATGGTCCTTATCAGCCGGGTTATACTGCACAATAAGCAGCTTTCCACCCTCAGAATTAGGCACAACCTTATCTACATAATCCTTATTATTCTCTTTATTCTTTTTATATGCCATAATTTCTACCTCAACTTTCTTTATTATTTTTATCTAAATCGTCTTGTTATTTACGATTATATCATGCATTTTATCAGCCTGGTCGCCTTTCCAACATGCTACAGCTCGCAAGCCAGCACTTTTACCATTCTCAATTTTCTCTTTAGCAACAGTAAAGTAGCTAGGACTAGCGCCATCGGACGGATTATATTGGCATATAAACATCTCAGATTTGTCCATATTAGGAATAAATTTCTTCGTATTTCCCATAATTTTTACCTCAACTTTCTTTATTATTTTCACCTATTAACTTCTTTTAACCCACTCGTCAGGATACGACGTAGTATCAGTACTAGATTTACAGCTCATAAAATTCCCTGAACTCTGCTGAGCACTCTCAATCTTTTCTTTGACATTCGTCATTTCACTAAATGTATTCCTAGACCTTTTACGATTATCATTGGTTGCATCTATCATAGGTGCCGTGTCCCAAGGTGCTGGCTTAGACTTTTCCATATATACTTTTTGCCCAATGCCAGTATACAAGGCAAAGCGCGATAAGACCTACGTCCCTAGGTATCATCTTAACCTCGTCTCTAGTCGACTCAGAATGCTCCCAAACCAGTTCATTCTTGCTGAATGCTTCCGCCAGGATTGTCAACAGCTTGATATCATTCCTACGCTGTTTGGAAGTACCCATGAACGGCTTTCCTGATTCTTTTTCCATAGTTTCAAGGTTCTTTGTAATTCGTACCAAGGCCTCTAAAACCATATCATGCTGGGCAGCCGAACTGAATCCCTTAAACTCGTCCTTCGTCATTGTCTTCTTCCCTCCCTAAATCTTTAACCCAGTCTAATTCTCCTGCAGCGAATGCAAAAGCAATAGCATCAACAACATCAATAGCAGAATCGGAGAATACACCAGCTGGTCCATTCTTCTCTAAATATCTAGCAGCATTTAGTGCACCAACACGGCACTCGTCACGGCTGAACATAGTTTCTACATACTGCTCCACTTTTATTTTTTTAAGTTCATGCTCTGATAATTTGGTGTTAATAATTTTTGGTTTGCTCATAGATGAATTTCCTCCTTATAATTCGTATTGAGATACTCACACATCTGATCCCAAATTTGCATATGTCTCAAGTTCTTTTTAGTTCCTTTGACCCACCATAAGCCGCCTTTTCCATCCTGCTTATACTGACGTGAAGCACACTTCTTAAGTATTACTTCATCATCCTCGGAGCAGTCAAGGTAAAGGCCAAGTGAATCAACCATTACGTTAAACCAGTGAGGTGTGCGGTCTCCAAATTCGTCATTTCCCATAATGGAATCTTCGCATCGAATGGCTAACCCAACCATCATTTCAAGCCAGGAACACTGCTTATCAAGTAATGCTTGTCTTACCTCAGGATATCTATATCCACACTCATAGGCGAACGTAGAACGGAGATCGACACCGTCTGCAGCCCGGTTGGCGTCAAGTTTATGTGACCACTGGAAGTCAGTTGCGAACAGCCATTTGAATCCCTGAATGCGCTCATTTTTGGCAGGATCAATAGCAATTTTACTCAAAAGCCATTCAAAATAGTCCATTTTGACCCTATTTTTGTCGATTTTTATCATTTTTCTCCTTTCTAGACTGTTTTTCAGCCTCTTTTTTCGCTCTTTCATATCTGTTGGCACTGTGTAATGTGTCCGGATAATAGTATTTTATCATAACGTTATCTCCTCTAAGAACTCTTCGTAAGTTACATCCTCGTACTGGACACAATCAATTTTGATGCCTTCACGAGCGTTCTTTACGTACAGCGTGTCTACTTCAAACTCACCGAATGAGTCTAAGTTTTCCTCGCCAAGCATCTTAATACCGTCTACAATTTCTTCATCACCGTTCTCAGAATATACTGCATGCTCCTTAGGTAAATAGTTCCATACAACTCTCTTAAGGCCATCATCTTCCATATACTCGCTAGGATCAATCACAACCGGTCCAATTGCAGAGTCTACCTTATTTTCAACGTCGATCTCGTCAATTTTATCGATGTCTGGAGTTCGGACTTTAGCATAATTTATTCTTTCGAGCTTAGCATCAGCCTCTTTTTTACCTGTATCTACGCTAGAAATGCTCTTTTCAGTAGCCGAAGCGTACTTTTTCAGGGCTTTTTCAGCGTCTTTTTCCAGGTTTTTCTCCATTTCCTTGACTTCTTCACTCTTTTTTTCCTCTTTTTTCTGGTGAGCAGCCTCATAATCAGCCTTAAACTGCTCGATTTCCTTGTCAATGTATGTTTCACAGGCCTGTTTCATACCAAAATACATACCTACTGCACCTGCAGCTGCTCCCAATACAAAACTTAATACTACTTTTCCGCTCATTTATTTGCCCTCCTTATTCTCGTGTCTACTGATAAATGTGTTAACTAAGCATCTGGTATCTGTACTGAACAAACACCCATTACATCTGAAATCTGGATCTCCATTAGACTCCGGGTTCTTCTCACAATAATTCTTTTTAAACTCTGCTAAACATTCTTTTGCTGTCATCTCTTCTTACCTCTCTTCTTACCTCTCTTTCACTCAGGTCTACGCCTAAGATATATTTCTTTTTATTTGCATATGGATTGTCCTGGCAATGATACCTGCATGCTCCCTGATTTCTTACTTGAATATAACATTCATCGAAGTAAGGGCATGACAACTCTTGCTCAGTATATGTATAATCGTCCCTAGATGTATGTTCAAATTCCTGCATAATAGGCCTCCTTAAGGTAATTTTACTGTCCATGATAAAATCATAGCCACAGCGAAAAATACAATTATAAGATATGAGATAGCATCTATATCATGAAACTTGCGAATGTGCTTTATGGTATGCACTACCCCAGCCACTATAGCAGCGCCTAAAAGACATAAGCTTAAAGCTCTAAAGAATATAAATACGTATATTGGTATACTATTCAATTCTCATCACCACCCCTGTCTGGATGTTCACATAATACCTGTGATGCTTGTATACTACCAAGTCTCCATCCCAATCTCCATTTGTGTGATAAAGTTTCTTCATGATTGCCGGTTTTCTAAACCAATCGATAATTCTGTTCATTTTGATTCCTCCTTACAATTTGCCAAAAAAAAATAAAAAGAGAAGACGTGAGCTCTGCAATATAGTTTTTACAAGGCTACTATTTGCCCCTTTCACTCGCTAATGGTCCCCACCTATATCCGATTCTTCTTCTCTCATTATAATAATTGATTTTTCTGCGAGTTATTCGGGTTTGTTCATCGGGAAGTTTTCATCCCTAGACATTTTTATCCAGTTGTAGAATCGCTCAAAGCAATTAGGGCAAAGATCCATAACTGCTGGCATGTCAGTAAGCTTATCGCCACTCTGTGTGCTTAACTGAGAAGCTGACGCCGGAAACTTGTTTTCTCCAGCCTTGTTTTTCCACCATACAGTAATGCCATCATATACTGGGTTCTCTTTTTCACTGTATACATTACCGCATAAATCGCATTTACAAATTCCTCTCATTATTTGTTCTCCTCCTTAAATGATTTAATCCAGTCACAGAATCGTCCAAAGCAGGCAGGACATACATCCATCATCTCTGGAGATCCTTTCATTGTTTCTCCGTTTGGTGCAATAATATCATACTTCCGGTTTCCATGCATAGTGTCACCGGTCTCTTGGTGAGCATACCAAACCATAAGTCCATCATAGTTCTTATTTTCATCCTTGTGATACATACTACCGCAAATATCACATTTACAAAATCCAATCATTTTAATTACCTCCTGAAATATATTTCTACGCATTCTCTCAAGAAGAAGCAAACGAAATCCTCTGTTGTTAAATTGTTTGTTACAAGATGGTCAATCTCATCATTATTTGCATAGATTTTTATAGTACCGTCAGGCTCTGCTACAAGTCTAATCGGCACTCTGTAATTCTGAGAAAGCTCTTTAATTGTGTCTAATAACTTCATACCTAGACCTCCCTTAAAATTCCTTATAGTATTTTGATGTAAGCTTCTTGATTTTCTTAACAAATGACTTACTCTTGCCACTTTTAGCATAGCTAGTTTTGTCAGTATAATCTTCAAAATCAATATCGTATTCACTGCAATAGTTCCACGTAGAAGTAACATATACACTTTCCATAACGTTTCCACCATAAGCATTTGATGCTGTATAATCCACCTTCCAAGCGATTGTCCTGTAGCCATCAAGAATTCCACATGCTTCATACACTTCAAAATTATCCTTATTTAACACATATTTAACCTTACTAATTTTCTTTATTTTAAATGAATCTGGGTTTAACAGTTCACTATCCTGGAAAACAGCAAGTGTATAAGCTAAATTCTTATCTGCCTTGGTATATTTAGTTTTTGCATTTACTGGCTGAACCATAGTCAAACATACAATGACAGCAAGTAATAAGTATAATCCTTTATTAATTTTCTTCATTTTAAATTCCTCCATTTTTCTTCTGCTCTTCTTCACGTCTTTGGCGCATAAAGTCATTAAGTTGAATAAGTATCTTCTTTTCAATCGTATCACCGATGCCAGGTATTGTTGTAAGCCTGTTATACTTAACCCATTCAGACAACTCTTTAATGTCTTTAGCTCCTCTTTTAACTAAGAACTTTCTAGTTCTAGGTGTAATTGACTGTAAATATCTGAGATCGTATGGATCTTTGTAGACATCTTCACCACGGAATAACCGTACCTTAGTAATTATCTCATATATTCGCTGTGTAGAGACATATTCGTCCATCGCTATCATGCGAACGCTGTCTCCACTCTGCCAACGCTTGAAGATTGCCAGATCGCGTTCCGTTACAGTCCAGTTACTCATTTTTCTTTTGTCACACATAGAAGAACCCCCTATTCTGTTACTTTCTTTATAGCAATATCAATCGTGTTCTTAATAGGCATACGCATATCAGCCGCACCGTCTAGTTCTTTCTTTTCTACAGAAATGCTGAATCCGAATTTATCTTTAACAGAATCGAAATGAATTCCTAATCCTGTTATGATAACACCTATTTTGACACCAGTTTCTTTTTTAATGTTATTAAAACCTTTGTAAACTGCTCTGGCTGAGTCAAATATATTGTTTACGATATCATGCTCTACTGGATCGTCTTTAGCGAATCTAATACTTGCCCCGTCAGTCGTAATCTCAATATCTGATTTAAGCTGAGTATTAGTCTGGATCTTATTTACGTACATATGGATGTCAGCTATATCTTTAGCCACACACTCGGTTGAGCATTCGTTTTGAACTTCTTCCTCGAGCATGAACGCCAGGTATACACACATACTCTCGACATCCTGCTTCAAACCGATATCAGAAATTCCATAGATCTTAGACTTCAGATCGTTAATACCAAAAGCCTCCAGGATTTCTTTTTCGGCTTCGATTCCTAAACGATCCAAGAGCTCAAACCATATAACCTGGCCTGATAAGACTCCAAATTGGCTTTTAGCAATTGAATAGAGTCTATCAATAAGAAAATTGACAGCATTCTTTTTATACGGAAGCATGTCACACTTTAAATAAACTTCTTTCATTTTGACCTCCTTTAATCCATTACTTTTCTCATAACATCATCCAGTGTGTTCTCAATTGGAATCGTTATATCTACAGCTTCGTCGAGTGTAAACTTCGGAATAATAATCCGGTATACAAGGTTGTCCTTAGAAGCTTCAATTTCTATACTGTCGGTTGTAATTTTAGCAGCTATTTTGACATCTGTCTTCTCCTGAAGTTCATTAAGCCTTGCATAGACTTTTGCAAATGCCTCAGCAGCTTTACTAGTGTCAATATCTTCTTCATTGGCATTACGTACATTGAACAGCAGGTACGTGTCATATGTCTTAGCATCTTTGTACAGTACAACTGACTTGATATCGAATATTTTGTCCTCAAGACTGAAAAGTCCAAAGGCGTCAATGATCTCCTGCTTGGTGTCGATGTTCAACTTGTGTATGATTGTTCGCCATATCATTTCACCTGTTAAGACACCATTAGTGCTATTGATAAGCGTCTCAAACCGTCTAAGCAGCGCATTAACAGAATCTTGCTCCTCACGTATAAAGTCATTGTCTAAGTATATTGCGTTTTTCATTTCTTTTTCTCCTTCTTCACGAATATATTTGCCATACATTTATTGCATAAGTTTTGTATCGGTACGCCTTGGAAGAATTCCAGCTCTGCAAGCTCATTTTCCTCACATTGCTCACCGCATCCATCACATCTATACACCTGTAGCCTCCTTATAGAACTTATTAGCGCCATAAATACTATTAAGCATCTCTTTTACAGAGTCACTCATTTTAGATGCCTTGATAGGCTGGCCAATGTATGCTATGACTGGCTTTCCTTTGAACTTAAGCTGACCGTCCATAGTCAGATCGGTGTTGTATTTGTAAAACGCATGATCCTTGAAATATTCCGAAATAGCATCCATGTTTTCATGTGAAGTTTCGATAAAGTCCGCATCTGGATCTTTGTTATACGCTGTAGCAATTGCAATTGAAGCTGTTGCTATACCTGCTGGATGATAGTTTGCATTATTATAAGTAAAACTCATTTTGACTCCTTCCTACGGCCATAGACCGCCCTTAGTAGCACCACTGCTGCCAAGGGTAATCTATTACACCGTCTCTAAACATTATTTGTTCGTCGATTCATTTCTGTGATACTTCGCCGTAAATGCAGCCATCGCAGTTGAAGTCGATCAGTAATACTCTCTCATTTTCACCAGTTTCTTCGTTTGGAACCATAACCCACTTGGTCAGGAATGTTACATTGTTGTCGAACTTGCCATAGTCCGGATCTTTCTGACTACGATATTTCCAACCATGTGTCAGACCAATGTCAGTAGGCTTCAGACCGATCATACGGTATACATCATTCAGTGTAAGTATTCCTTCACATTTTAACCGTGTGTCTGCTTCCTTCTCACGCTGTGCAAGCATGAATTCATTTTGAGGATTGTCGTTAAACCACTCAGTAGAGTTCTCACGTGTGAAGAGTCGCGCATATGGCGAACCACCGAAGTTTCTAATGATCTCCTGCTCCTCAGTTACTTTCTTCTTTTCGCCTGTCTCTGGATCTGTCTCAGTCTTCTTGGCTGTTTTCTTTTCAGAACCATATAACATTTCTTTGTCGACTTCTTCACCGTACTTGTTAACTACATTTTGACGGTAAGTCTTATAAGCCTGAGCAATTGCCGCACAGGATGCTGCTAATGCTGCCTGACGCTGTTTCATAATGTGGTGAGATCCAAGAATGAGTCCAATAGATACTGTCTCAAGGATTACAGGTCCTACATAAAGCTTAATATACTCTAATGCTGTCTTACGCTGTAACAGAACCATATCATTTGCTGCATTCTCTCTTGTGTACGGCTTATTGAGGGAATCCGGATCTTCTTCGTACATTGCTGCTTTTTCTGCAATATTCTTTTTAATAGCTTCTTCATTTGCCTTTACTTCTGACACTTTAAGTGTAGCTCTCTGTGTCATAATCAGAGCTCCGATACCTGCCCCGATACCTGCAAATAACATGATCTCTGGTGAGTTCATTTTGGTCCAGGCCTTAGTATGACCTACTACTGTTGATAAACTTGTTACTGCCGTGTCTAATGCTTTCATTTTATTTTCCTCCTTGTAAATCAATAATAAACTCTAATGCATACTTTCCTGCTTCGTCAGTAATGTGGAATCCTTTAAAGATCTCATTCCATGGCATTGTGAAATGAAGACTGTTGTCCTCTTTAGGAAACAGATACCTTGCATCTTCCAGAATATCCTGAATAGAGAATCTATAGTCAACTACGCTAAGATATCTAAAGAACTTGATAGCAAATGTGTCTCTGCCACCCTTATCATCAAACAGAATCTTTGTGCATGTTCCTTGCGGCATATCTGTTGAATAGTAAACATCTGCATTTCCCCAAACGCTTGAATGGTACGAGATGCACTTATCACTCGTAGGCTGCTCTTCTTCCAATGCATCTAATGCATCGCTCTTGTAAACGAAGTCTAAGTAATATTTTCCGTCTATAGAGCCCATTTTGAACTTTGCAAAGAGATCTTTCCATGGAAGCTCAGTACTGAAATTGTCCGTACCATCTGGATCGATGAAATTTGTATTAGCCAGAACATCTCTAATAGAGAATTTCTTTTTCTTGAGCTGATTAAAGAAGTTACTAATAAACATATCTCTAGTTAACTCGCTCGTGAATGCAAGCGTTGTACACATTCCAGGATACATCTGTGTGGTATAGTACACTTCCACATGTCCAGAAATCTTTGACTTATAGATAACACACGGACCGTGATCTGTTTTGATTTCCTTTGGCTCTACATTATTGTATCCAAATATCAATTCATATTTGTCACCGAATGGTACAATAGTGAAGTTGTTGTGTAATTCTTTCCAGTTAATTGGCTCATCCCAGTTGTTCCATTCGTTGCCCTTTGTTGTTCTGAATTTCATCTCTAAAGCAGCGTCTGTGATCGAGAATTCATCGTATCCTTCACTGAGCAGGTTGTAGAATACACTCTGAAATTCTTCTACTGCATCCTTAGTATCGAATACTAATTTTGACGGCATTCCATTAGGCTTCTTTGTTTTGGAATAGATTGTCATGTTTCCGTATTCGTTAGAAAACCATGTATCCCACAGAATCTCTGAACCATTGCCATTAGCAACCTTATCATTTGCTTCCATATCAGCGATGAGATAGTCCAGATAGTTCCGAGCTTTCTTCAGATCATCTAAACCGTTTTTCTTCTGGAATCTGAACAGATACTTCATAGAATTCCATAACAGTGCGGCCTGCGTCCCTGGCAGGTCTTTAACCACATCATTCAGAATGTCAATAGCTTCAACGCCAGCAATATTCTGATAGTGGTCTGGATGATTTACTTTGTCTCCCATTGTTTCCTCCTTATGCTCTCTGCATTTTAATTGAAATAACCGTAAGATCCTTTCCACACTGTGGGCACAATACATAATACTCAAATAATTTTGGAAATTTTGTAATACTTGGTGCACATCCATCATGCATCTTGTGTGGACGACTCTGAATATCTTCTTTCTCATAAGAGAACTTACAGCCGCATCTATTGCATTCTGCCACTGTTTTAGTTCCTGGTTCAATTATTTTGATCATTCCTCAACTACTCCTTTCCTTACTTTGTGCCGCGTTCCGCAGTTTGGGCATTCGACATAAGACATAATTGTTTGCAACTTACCGCCACCATAAAGCTTAAAGTCCTTAATGTTTTCTTCTCCATAAGCGAATCTGCAGCCACAGTTTTCACACTCACCAATTGTTTTGTCTCCTAATTTCATAACATTGATCATCAGTCAAGTTCCTCCAATCTAGGCATCTCTAAGACATACCCTCCGTCTCTAGACTTTCTGATATGTGCTCCACCAAGTTCATACCATCCATAGTGGAAGTCATTTGCCTGCGTTGGAATACCAAGTGATTCGTACACATCGCCGACTGATACAGAATCATACTTGTCAAGATACTCAGTTAAGGTATCAAGAGTTAAATCTGCATCTGCTCGAGTGTCGAATCGGATGTTATCCATATCATATCTAGCCCGTCCTCGAGGAGCTGATCTACGTCTACGGTAACCAAACCTGTCATCATACGATACTCGCTCTACGCTACCACGACTGAAACTGCTACGTCCACGTGATCTGCGTCTTGTATCGCCATAGAATGCCATATTAATAGCACCTTCAACCATATCAACGAATGTATCTTTTAATGCTGGAATCAGAACATCATTGAAGATATATGATCCAACACCTTCGGATTCATCGCTTAAGAATGTTTCTCCGAATTTCTGACCCAGGGATTTTTTCTGAGTCGTTACTCTATTCTTTACCACCTTTTCAATCTTCTGACGCTCTTCAGCTTTTGTAGGTTTCTTCTTTGTTGCCTTTGCGCCAGTAGCGATTGAGTTGCTTTCCAATCTTTCCATTGTTTACCCCTTTCCAAAACAAAAAGTCTAAGACCATGTTTCCATGATCCCAGACCTTAAGATTTCCAATCTTATTAAGTACTACTTTTCGTTTTCAGTCTTATCATCCTGATCCGCTTCATCGATATCGTCCTCATCATCCGCTTCACGATAGTCCGCATCTTTAGCATCCTTAGCCCTCTTCAAGTCGGCTTTCTTTTCCTTAGCTTTCTCGACCAGCTTCATACCTCCCTTAACCGCTGCTTTTCCAAGCGTGTAAGTTCCGATAGCTGCTAAGCCGATTAAAGCAATTCCAATCTTGCCTAATGAATCGTCTTTGGTTACCTCAGTTGCAGGTGTTGTGTTAACGTCCTCTGCTACTACTACCTCTGTTGTGTTTTCGTTCTGTAATTCTGACATACTTTTGTCCTCCTTAAATTTTTTTGGTTTATATCTCATTATAATATCTGAATTTTTTGCGAATCTACATTATGTCTCGGTAATCGAACCTCGGATTTGCGAAATATCCAATTGTAAGGCATGGCTTACCGTTTCTTAATGTAGAGTCAAACTGAACATCCAGATATACGTCTGGAGTCCATCCAACGTCATCTCCGACTTCAACGTGGTTTGCATCAACCTCGTCATAGAACTCATTTAGAGATATAAACATCTCACCAGAGAGGAATCGATCCTTTATCTTACTTACCGCTGCCAATACGTCTTCTCGAGTTGAGTAGAACACATTGCCAGTGAACAGATCGATACAAACCTCCTTTCCTTCAGGAGCACCTTCAAACTTAGATTCAGAGATCTCTTTTACCTGCTCGTCTCTAGCAGCTTTAGTAGCTTTGACATCAGTCTTCGGTGATACCTTAGCTACATTTCTGCGGTACCGGTCGTATGCATTAGCAGTAAACTCATACATTGCTGTCATTGCTGTGAGTCTAGCTGTGCTGATCTTATATGATCCGACGAATGCTGAAATGCTTAAAGCACCTAAGATCACTGTAGGGACATAACACTTCCAGCAAGACTTTACAATCTGCTTTGGTCCAAGTTCCTCGAATCTGTAAGCCATATCAGACTTAGCTACAGACATTGGGAGATCTTCATATTCGATCTCTCCTCTCTCGTATCTGTTTGCAATCTCCTCATCCATTTTGTCGATTGCCATTGGAGTAGCTTTGATTGCACTGATTACAGTAGCAGCTAATCCACCGATTCCAGCGATCATAAGAAGCATAGGTGCATTCTTATCGGCAACTACTGGAACCTTGTTTGCCTCCTTAATTAAAGTGTTTAAAAAGCTCATTACGTTTTCTCCTTTCTTATATCAACATACTTGATCTACATTCCATATCTTTGAACCAACCTTTTGCTTCTCGTTTTTCTTTTTTAGTGGCCATGAATAATCCATGCGGTAAACTGAGATACCGTATATAATAGCCATCCAGGTTTTCAAATGGAACAAGCTGAATATCAATCCAAGGATCGGTTGTATCATACTCGTCTACATCAATCTTTGACCACCCAACAATGTTTCCAAAATTCGTAGGATGCAAGTCAAGATCGTTCCTGAATTCATTCAGAGTTACCGTTTGATTTGGATTCATCTGTAATTTTCTATTCAGCTTTAATATGGCTGATTCTACTGTCGCTTTATCTGTATAGAATCCTTCATCTGTCAAGCTATCAATGAAGAATGTCAAGCCTGTTGTATCTACAAACTTCGATTCCTGTTCAGAGACAGTTTTATATAATGATTCGCCATTAGGTCTGCTAGCTTTCCAAATATTTTCTTCTTTTTCTTTTCCTACCTCGTTGACTACTTCTGTTCTGTACCTCTTAAAGTTTGCCTGGAGAATACTCATAGCTCCTGCTAATGCTGCAAGCTGTTTCTTGTTTAAGAAGTTCGATCCAAAGATGCATCCTATTGTAGCAGCGCCAACTACAATAGAAGGAGCGTAAATTGGAGCTACAACTTTTACCTCTTCAATAAATGTAAGCTCTCTATGCTTCTTTTTCTCGATCTCATCAACTTTAAGGGTTGCTTTTATAGATGCTTTATTTGTAAGAATATTTGATACTACCACGCCTACAGCCGCACCTATAGACAATATAGTAGGCATGTTTCTTTTAATAAAATATCCTACCTGTTCACTGTTCATTTTGACTCCTTTCTAGAAAAGCTTAAAGGCCATGTTTCCATAGCCTTATAGCCGATAACTTAATGATTCTCACAATGCTTAATATTGAAATCCACTAATGCCTTAAGCACCTCCGGGTTTTTCGTGTTCTCGTTAATCATCAGATTATAACAACAGTTCATTCCCTGGTCGAATCCTTTATGGTACATCGATTCCATGGCACTCGCAATGCCATGTCCAATACGATTACCAAGCAGATAGCAACCAGCAATGAATGCTACATATTCGATCTGACTCTTATGCTCACGCATAAACTCCTTTGCGTTACCTAATTTCTGTTTAGTTTCTTCTTTCATTTTAAAGCTCCTTTCAAGTTTACAATAAGTTCTCATTATAGTGGCTGAAATTGCTGCGAAAGAAGAGAGGACCTGAATTAGTCCTCATTCTCCTTTGAGTCGGTTGACTCGATAGCTTTTACTTTTTCATCGACCGCCTTATCGATATGTGCCTGTGTCAAGCAGATTCCTAAGAATCCTGCAATCGCAGTACATCCGATCTGTCCGATCTTTAATAAAGTTTCTTTGCTCATTTTATCACCTCCTTCATTATAACAAATGAATTATTTGCGATCATGTTTCTCGTGAATCATAAATACTACAAATGCAGTTAACACTGCTAATAAGAATGTCCACATTATGAATCCCTCCTAACGAATATCGGTATGATCTACTTCTGTAAACCGTTCCTGAAGCTCTTTTACGATCCTGTTTGTTTCCTCCTGCTGTTCCATGTAGTCACAATACGTCTGTGCTCGAAGTATTGCTAATATAAGAACAATTATAAAACAGCAAAGGAATGCTTTATCTTCCCTCTTCAATTTCTTTCCTCCTTTTAGCTTCATCATAGTCTACTGGAGTTGCTGCCCAACAGTACCAATTATCTTGCACACGTCGTCCAGCATGAACCTTACAATCACCAGCACCATGATTACATTTATCTGGTCTGTATACTTTCCGATAAGATGTACAGTCCTTACAGAAACATTTTGCTGTAGGGCCTCCTTTAAATCTGGTCTTCAGTTTCTTCATGTATCTACGCTTCTCTGCTGCCTCTTCGAGTGCTGCACTAATCACTGCTATTGCTGCAACTGCTACAAGGAATAATGCTATTACTCCAATGCTTGCAAATATCTTAATCATCATTTTGACTCCTTCCTAGAAAAGCTTAAAGGCCATGTTTCCATAGCCTATAAACTTCACTTATTATTTTGTGTGATTATCCTGAAATTCTACTAATGCCTTCACAACCTCCGGATTACTCATGTTGTCTCTGAGCATACGATCGTGATAATCGCTCATACCTTTCTGCCACCCGCACTTGTATGCCTCGTTAGCCGTAATGTTAATGTACTTACCAATAATGGTTCCACAAACATGTCCAACTACCACGGCAACAGCCGATGTGGCACAGAAGGCAATTATATCACCTTTATGCTTGTTCACATATGCCTTTGCGTTGTTAAGTTTCATTTTAGTTCCGTATTTCATTTTAATACTCCTTTCAACTCTACAATAAGTTCTCATTATAGCAAAAGATTTATTCGCGAAAAGCTTAAAGGCCATGTTTCCATAGCCCTTAACCTTAACTTTTGTTAATCAAATCTTCGTCTTTGGGAAGATTCCGGGAAATGCCTTACTGAGTATTGCGCCTCCGTTCCCTTCAAAGATCATAACTCCGACACTCAGTCCAGTCCAAGCTGCCAGCGTTAACCCTGACTTGATCATTTCCATCTTGGAATTAGCTTTGGATTGCTCCAGCTCACGTTCTCTAATGTCGAGTTCGCGTTCTTTATTGCTCATCTCTTTCATTTTGATCTCGTGATCGCTAGAGAGTTTATCCTCTTCTAACTTCAATTTGTAGAAATCGACCAAGTTAGCGGCAATGCTGTTTCGCTCGTCACCGATCTTCTCGTCAAAGAGTTTATTATCCTCTTCAAGAATAGTCTGCTCCAATACGTCCCTTAAGTTTTCAGTTCCTTCTTCTCTTGCCATATTTGACTCCTTTCTAACTTACAATAGTTCTCACTATAGTCTTTGTTTTATTTGCGTTTCTGACATACGTTGCACTTCCAACGTTACTGTGTCAGACTTATAGATCTCTTCCAGGGTCTCTTTACCTTTAATCTCCAGGGCACAGTAGTATCCTTTGTCTTCTTCGTCCCTAGCTATTTTGATGATACCTGGATAAGTTGTCTTTATCGCTGTCTGGCCGACACGCACACCAATTGCATATGCTAAAGCTACAATTACAATACAAATAATAATCTTCATTTTATTTACCTCCTAATCGTTTTTCACAATTTTTTACTGTCCTTTTTAACATAAGTACATCTATAAACTGGAACCATTTGTAAGAGAAGTAAATCCTTACATATTTTCGCCTAGGAATGAATGCTAAAATTTCCCAGCCTCTGTCAATTGCGATTGCATCCCTAATTATCTCAGGCCACAACGGCAATTGTTTGTTAATAGATACATCGACAAAAGTTTTAAACATATTTACCTCCTATTTGTTGCTGCTTTCAGGGCTTCCTTGAATTCCGGATTTTGCGAATGCCGAGATCGATTTCGCGAATTGTTCCGATGATACGCGTTTCTTCGGTGCGAGTACACGATTGAGTGTATCGGCTGCACTCTGATATCTGAGCTTATTAACATAGTTTTTCACCGCCTTTTTAAATGCACATACTTTATAATACTCATACCATTTATAGCTTACATAGAAGCTTACTTTATCTGTTTCATAGATAATTGTATCTACATGGAATCCAATAACATCTAGTGTATGATTGATAATATCTGGCGTCTGGCCTGCTCTAGGGACGATTATACATGTCTTAAACATTACTTTACCTCCTTATCCTCTTACGCCATCGAACATCTTAATTTTGCATCCTATCATTACACCATATTCATTGACAATCGCTTCAACATTTTTGTATTTAGGATCTTTTTGAATGGCTTCACATACTAATCTTTTAGTTGCTTTTTTGTCTTCTTCTATATAGCGCTTCTCTGCTTCTGAGAAGATATCACCATAGATATCAGGCTTGTAATAGTACTTAGCGCGTTCTTCACACTTTCGAATCTCCCGCTTCATTTTATTGACGTAATAATAGTCATACCATTTATAGTATACATAATAGCTTACGCGATCCAGTTCAATTACAATTGTAGCTATTGGCCATCCCATCTTGTCAATCATGTTTTTGACGATATCCGGTGCCTTGCCTACAGCAGCTACACTTATACATGTCTTAAACATTACTTTTCCTCCTTCATAGCTTTGAATAATTGACTGAAGCTGTCATCATTGAACCCAATTGCATGACAAATATCTTTGGAAATGTTCCTAGCATCGACTGGTACTCCCTTTGGTAACTTGACAGAGATTAACGGGCTCTTACTCATTGTTTTCATAACTGAATTCAGCTCAATGTATTTTGACAACTTTACTGCCTTGAATCCAGACAAGTCAACGATTCCTGTTCCAATGTGAATATCAAAGATATTGTTATCCAGATACACCATCTTCTTATCGATATCTCGTGTTGAGAATGGGATAATCATACTCTGATCATTGTCCCGATATAAGAATACTGCAGATAACATGCCTCCACAGATCGGAACTAACCGAATAGAGTTACACTCCGATGCCACCTTACTACTATTGAAATTACCATCCAATCCAATGAAATCTTCAACATACCTTACTACCATTTTTGTTTCCTCCTTTAATTTAAAAAATATAAAAGGAGAAGCCTATGTAGGCCCCTCCTAGTTCTTATGATGTTTTTTCCAAATGTGTTTGATGATAGCATAGATTATCAATCCAGCCACTATAACATCTCCGAATGACAGTAGTAATGAAATACCTCCTGCTAAGAGCAGTACTACTCCAATCACTATCACTCCTAATAAAATAGCTCCTAAAATCAATAATGTAATCATCTTACATTCCTCCTTTCATCTCATTATATGTATATGAGATTTATGTGAGGCGCTCGAGTTCTTCCATTACAAAGTTAATACCTTCAACTTTACCGGCTAAGTGTTCAGTTTCGACAAGAATTTTTAATCCTTCTTCTGAACTCTTATCTGGTAATGCTGCCATTTTTTCATTCAATTCTTTTGCTCGATTCAATGCTTTCTCCAGTTCCCTATTTACGAAATCATACAACAGGACTGTCTTGTTACGTTCAATAATATCTTTTACTTTCATTTTGATCACCTTTCTGAAAAGCTTAAAGGCCATGTTTCCATAGCCCTTAGACTTTAATCCTCCTTATCATTTTTCTTAGCGTTCATTTTGAACGGATGCTTAATAGCCTTACTTACAATAATTACCCCTGAAATTACAAATCCGATCAGTGTCATTACGACATAAGTAATTGGTTTACTAAATAATCATTTCATTATAATTACCTCCTTATGATAATAGTTTATTTCTCATTATAGTACATGAGATTTTTTGCGAGAAAAAAGAGGAAGCTAATTATCTGGTTTCCGTGCTCCATCTTTCGATTTCGTTTCCATAAGATAACTGTCCAGCCCAGGTCATTAGCCTAGGATTCGCTTACTCCTCATTATAAGAATTGAATTTTTTGCGAGAAAAAAGAAAGAGACCTTGAATTAGGCCTCCTTTACTTGAAACAAAGAATTCCAAAATGTTGTACATTCTTCAACAGTTATATCACTCTCAGGTTTGATCTTCAAATACTCTCTATTTTTTCTATCATCTTCCTCAGTGATACGCTCTGCTGTTCTAATCTCTCTAAACATAATAAATACCTCCTTTTATTTCTCATTATAATATATGAAATATTTGCGAAAAAAGGAACGGGCTTTGAATCGCCCGCGTCCCTAGATCTCTATTTAGTTGTGTTTTGATTTTTCTTCTTTCGCTTATCGAAATACGTCTGCAATTGGAAATACTCCCAAACTGATGCGAAATATCCAACGGCACTAAATGTTATTCCAATCCAGAGACCTACGTTGTAGATCATCCAGAATCCAATGAACATTAGTAATGTTGGTGCGCATACAAAGCTTAAAGCTGACGCCAATGCAAATAATTTTTCTAATCTTTTCTTCATATCAAATTACCTCCTAAATGTTTAATCTTCATTATAATGTATGAAAATATTGCGAAAAGAGAGGACCTGAATCAGTCCTCAACTCTTCTGTCACCAATAATTGTAAAGTATTCCATTTTGATGTTAGGATAACATTTTGTTAAATAGTCTCTCACTTTGAGGTATGTCTCATGGTACATCTCAACATTGAATATCCATTCATCATTGCAGTGTAATACATCTGTTTCTTTTATCTTATCAGTGTACGTACACCAGTCAAGTATTCCGGATATCCGTCCCAAGATATAATTATTGACATTATCCTCTTTGATAACGATTTGATATAATGTTTTCTCCATTTTGATTTCCTCCTTTAAATATAATGGTTTCCTATTATACTGAGTGAAAATCTAGCGAAAAAGAAACAGTCCATGAATATCCAGCGACATTTTGACGTCCCTAGGCCATCGTATAAACAGTCTAGGGACATATATGCATACTACTGCCTTTTTGCCGAAGCAGCTTTGCGTTTGTTATGCTGGCTAGTGCTAATACCGAGCAGAGCACCAAGAAAAGTGTCAACTGCAGTAATAGTTCCTACGACCTGGTCTCCATACGGAAGCCCCCAGATGGTAGCAAGTGTGAAATACAGAGTACCAATCGCTGGTAAGGCAATCAATGCAATCCATTTAAGAATATCATACTGTTTATTTGTTAACTTCATTTTTACTTTCTCCTTCCGATATTGGTGGTACGGTAAATATTTTGAGTCGGTTGACTCCTTCCATAACCCTCTTTGCTGAGCCATTTCCGCCTAGAGCTTTGTACGGTTCATAAAGATAATCACTCAGATTCTCATATTCATCCTTTGTGATCCATCCACGTTCGATGTATGTCATTCCTAACGCTACAATTCGGTCGTGGGCCAGTCCAATTAGCATCTGACTTTGTAATGATTTTTTGTCATCTTTTTTCTGTAGCCAAGCCCAGAATCCAGAGGATGCAATAACCGAACACAACACAGTAACAATTATCGATACGATGCTTTCCATAATTTCCTCCTTATGCGATTACTCTGTCAAGTTCATAAGGAATAAACATCCATGCGTCATTACCTAATACAGAATAAGCTATTGAAAATATCTTAGTTCCATAATCGGCTATAAAGTTGCAGACCCATTCTTCCGCCCATATCCAATATTCTGGCTTTACAACCTTATGAATATCGTCTAGCAAATTGTAACTAACAAGAGCACAATGACCTAGCTCATGGATAAGAACTTTCATAAGGAGTGCACCAGATAAGCTCCTCGACATGAAAATAGTTGCAAGGTTTGGGTCTGTGGTGGCTAATGTCATTTTTCCAGTCCTATCCATAAGCATTTTGTCATTTGGGTTTACGAACTTTATCCTCCATAAATATCCATTCATTGAGAATCTGTCCATAATCGCAGTTCTCTTTAGATACTCATGCTGTCTACTAATGTAGAAAGTTCGGTTTTCATTCTGCGCTTCAATTCAGGGCTAGCTTCGCTCCAAATATCGCGCATAGAGACAATGGCTTTCTCGACATGTTCTTCTCCATGCTGTTCCATTCTCTCTTTATCTTCTGATGATCCAGTTTTCGTATAATGTTTTCTTGCATCAGACCAAGAATCATACGCAGCACCATAAGTGCTAACTGGCTTGTTCATCATTTTTGGTTCATTTTGATCCATATAGCCAAAGCGGAGTTTCATCTGATCTGCAAACTCTGTCGGATCACCGGTAAGATATTGCTGCATGTTGTAGTCCTCACCTTCCAAATATGGCATATATCCATATCTAGAACCGTGACCGGCCGAAGCATATCTACCACTAGAGGCATAGCGATTCGGGTTATAACCATAAGATCCATCGCCCATAGCCTCTACAATCGATTTGTAGTATTTTGACTGCATGCAGTAGTTCTCAGCTTCGTAAATATCTTTGATCATATCGACAACTTCGCCCATTTCATGAGCATCTACGCACTCAATTCCATGAGAAAGCTGCTCCTTTACTGAGTCTACAAGAGTTGCCTTAATAGAACAGAGATCTTTCATCTTTTCCATTTTTACGACACCTCCTTAGGCAAGTCTACGAACAATAAAAGCGCTGTTAGCAGCGACAGTTACGTCCGCAGTACCGGTATTAGTTACGGTTATACGATCGTAGTCCCCGCAGCAATTCTTGATTAAAGTTGAAGTAGCTACGTTGTTAGAAGCGTTAGCAGCTCCAGGAGTAGAAACCATGGTCGTCTCTGGCATCGTTATGCCTCCTAATTGAAATGCAAGCTGCACGGGGGTTCCTGCAACTGCACCAGAGATGTTACCAGCAAAAGAAACTTCATAAATACCATTAGCTCTCATTTTGACAGATCCTGTGTTTTCTCTATGGCACTCAGCACAACCTGTTTTGAGAAGAACTTTGTCAAAGGTAATGGACTGACCTGCAGGCAATACCTGGTCAGTAGTATTTGATAATTCAATCATTTTATAATACCTCCATACAAGGGAGAGTCCGTTTCTAGACCCTCCATAATCATTTTGACGTTAATTAGCAGCAACCGTTATTAGTTGATCCGCAGTAGCATCCAAACCCATAATTCGCATATGGATTCGGTACAGTAAATGCAGGAACAGCAGCCGGACGTAACTGATTAACAAGATACTGGTTCTGAGCACACTGAGATGCCGTAAGCTCCAGTTTGTTAATAGCAGCCTGCTGGCTAGCAATTGTCTGATCTTTTGCATCCATCTGCATTTTGACCATTTCATCATGCAGAGCACGGTAATTGGCATTATCATTGTCAATAATGTCTCTTGTCTGATTGCTAATTGCATTGGTGATAGCGCAAGTATTGGTAGCCATATCATACTGGATCTGAGCCTGGCCCTGACGGTTCTGGCAGCAACAATCAGCTAACTGTGTCTGAATGGCATTTGTCGACTGTAAGTTTGCAATGTTTGAAGCATTAGCACTGTCACTGATAGCGCTCTGAATAGCGTTAGTGGACTGCAGCATGCTAGTATTCATAGCATAGAAGCCATCACAAATTCCATTGTCAATGCCACTAAGCTTGTTAAGGATTGACTGGGTATCAAATCCTCTCTGAAGATCACCGTTAGTTGCGCAGCTCTCTCCATTGCGTCCCTGGCCACCCCAGCCATTTCCCCATCCGCCGAAGATAGCAAACAGGATGATTAACACCCACCATCCGTTTCCGTTACCCCAGCCATCACCATTTCCATCTTTTGTAACAGCAGCGATATCTGCAAGACTTGGCGCACTACCCATATTAAACATAATTACTTCCTCCTTATTTTACATGGAAGAACTGTTCTGCTTGTCGGATAGCATCTTCTTTACTCACACCCATAGACTTACAAATGTTCTCTGCAATCTCCTGTCCCTTTTTCTCATCACCAGATTGAATAACATTAATCATACTTTGAGCATTAGGGTTATTGGCGATATTAGGATTCTCCTTTAGAATCTTCATTGCCATTTGTTGAATGCATTGACTTATCATTCTTCTTGTCCTCCTTGAATCGCGACTTATTTTGATGTCCTTGCCGTTTTAGCATATTCTCTATTCTATCAAGCTGAGCTTTTAATTCCTCGGTGCTATCACCATTTTGACACTCTGATTGAGCCTGCTCATTCGAACTTATAGAATAGATAATACTTTGCAGAACACCGTTACTATTCCACTGCTTAGCGATAACATTCTTGCAATCCTCTGTCATAAACAGGCAAATACTACCATCCATTGGTATTTCTGCAGGTACAATATCCTGTTCTGAAGTTACAATCCTTCCTCTGATTGGAATAATTGGCCGTTGATTTGCCATTGCGTTTGCAAGATTAGGCTGCCCTACAGCCTGGTTATTCATAACTTGGGGATTATGGATAAGTTTTGGTCCTCCATTCCAATTTGGTTGGTCTACAGGACCCATAGGCCGTCGCATTCCTTGGGCGTCGATGTTTGATGTGTAATCCATAGCAAAACAGCTCCTTTCTTATTTTGATTTAAGTGTTCTTACCTCTAGACACAAACGAGTAAAAGTCTAGAGGTATTATTAAATTTTCTTTTAATGTCACTTGGACAGCAAAGAATTACTGCAATGGAATCACCTCCCTAAACCATTTTGATTTATGTCAAAGACTCGCTGGTAGCCCCTGATTCTGAGTTATCGACGTCAGTCGTAACAACCGGATCGTTCTTGTATGCCCTGATAGTGACGTCATTAGACAACCCATCATGGATCTCAATAACATTGTCCAGCTTGAACCCGTCGAATGTAGTAACATTTTCATTGTCGTCTGTAATCTCCATATGAGAAATATTGTCGGCATTGCGAGCTGTAGAAGCGATTCTGTCAAACACTGCTGGGGATTCGTATGTTGAAGTAATGTTCAGATAAGTTCTACCTGACTGATTCTGAGCATACTCTCTTGTAAATTTTCGAATATCAACTGTCGTTCCATTTCCAAATTTAAGTTTCATTTTGATCCTCCTTACTTAATTCTTTAAGCATATTAAGTTCTTCTTCTCCAATGATAGGAATGGCCCATTCATCCGGGCAGTATATTTTGAATCTCTGTTTCCAATGCTTCTTACGATACCACTTGTTCCAGAAGTATGCATTTGCAAGTGATCTGGTCTTGTGCATATCACAAATATAAGTACAACGAGAATCTGGTGTTCCATTTTCCTGATAGTTGTATGCAGAGCACCAACTGCAGCCTTCAGCAATAGGACAATAGAAGCATTCGTCACTAGACTCCGTTCTTCTGTCAATTTTATTGAGGCACTCAACGCACTGCTTATCGCATTTTCTTTGAGCAATTCCGAAATTGACGTGACCGATTCTAAGAGGCTCTCGGGACGTTCCTAGACTGCTCTCCATGTATCTAATGCATGGATAAAGCCAACCGTCTGGGTCCATCGCTAACATAAATCCAGTTCCGCCGCACCAGTTTTCGACATCTGATTCTTCCTTTGGTTTGAAGAAGTCGTTCTCAAATAGTGCCATGAAATGATCATCAGCCAAGTCATTTTCAAGCCAATAATCTGCCAACATTTTGAGCTGTTCATAATAGATTTTTGCGTGATCTAATGTCCATCCTTTTTCATAAACGACATTCGCATTAATGTCTTTATATCCAAGCTCCACCATATGCTTAATCGCTGAAAACAGATACTGAACATTACCTGGGGCTATAGTGATCTTAGAGCCCATATAATATCCTCTTGATATCCAATCACGAGCTCCAGCTACTGCCACATCATAAGACCCGGTACCATCTGGAAAGACTCTACAAGCATCATGCAGAGCCTTATTTCCATCGATGGTAATTGAGAAAGAGAGGTTATGACGCCATTTGTTCAGGAACTTCTGAACCTTAGGCTCAAAATATAATACGCCATTTGAGCAAATCGAAATACAAAATTTTGTTGCCCATGGGTGCATTAACTCGATAGCCTTATCATAGAAATATGTGCAAATCTGATCAATAAGATCCACGCATAAGAAAGGCTCTCCACCAATAAATTCAATGATAATGCCAGGTGATGTATTTACGTCAATATATTCTCCAAGCCGCTCGTCTCCGGTAAGAAGCATATCGATGAGTTTCTTTGCATCTTCGAACTTCATTTTTCTCTTGCCTTTGTTTATCTGGTAACAGTAGGTACAACACAAGTTACACTCATCTGTTACCTGAAATGTCACGGTACGAGATAAAGTTCTTCTGTCAGACGCATTATTTGTTATGATTGTCTCAGGATACAACCTTCCGATCATATCCTGAAACTGTTCAAACTTCTTCATAGGCCTAATCCCCTAACACAGTAATGTGCACGAGGTGCTCTGAGAAGTCTGTTACTTCCCATCTAAATTTAACATCTTTTCCTTCATGTTCCAAAACCCGAGGCTGCAGAGATTTCTCTAATTCAGCTTTAGCAACGTCGTAGGAACACTCAGCCTCTTCAAGTAATTTGTGGTAATGTTTAAATGGAACTGAGTCCAGTACTGAAGCATCCGCATCATTTTTTGCTGATTCCAGCATATGGGCTACAACATCTTTTCTTGTCATAACCTCATACGCAAGTCTCTGTAAATAGTCAGCTGTTTCCTTGTTAAGTTCTAATGTAAAGTTTTTCATATTTGTTAACTCCTTTTCTTTTAATTCGTTTTTATATTCCTGTTATTTTGAACGGAATTCCAATTACTTTAGTTCCTTTAAATGTTGATCCGTTCTCAACATAGTCTTTTGTGGTATTATTGGCAAATAAATGCAAGTAAAAGAAATAGCCCGAAAATTCTTTATTACCCTCATAATATTTTTCTGTACTAACACATATCTGATAATATTTATTCGCATTAACAATTAAGCCAGATGGCTCTTCAGATGTAGGCGGCCAGCATTTATCAGCCGATCCGTCGTGATTAGGATTATATTTCATATTAGGTGTTATGCGCATTACAAATAAAGGTATGTCTAACGTTCCTCCAAGTGCTTTCATTATTGTATTATCTACAACGGCAATCCCTTTCAACAAATCGAATAATATTTCATTGGTTCGCTTATTGAATTTTACTGTGGTATTGCCCAGATTTAGTTCATAATTATCTCCTCTGGCATATGTATGACCCACATTTGTAATATACAAATTTTTAGAATATATCGGCATCATCATGCCATTGGCAATAAGATCCACAGCTTCGTCCTCAACTACTCCCCCTTGGACTACCGCACCAAATGCTTGAGCTTGACAGGTTCCAGTACATGTTGCAGAGCATGTTGTTGCGCATGCGTTTTTACATCCACCACTACATCCATTACTACACCCATCACAATTGCCAGTACATGAACCGTAACATCCAGAACTACATCCTCCTGAACATCCACTACATCCTCCTGAACATCCAGAACAGCCTTGGCATCCTGTTGTACATGATGACTCGCATGTTCCTTCGCATCCACTGCAATTACTGAAGCATCCAGCCTCACAAGTATTAGCACAACTTGAACATCCAGAACTACATCCTAAACAACCACTAGATCCCGAACATCCTGTACAAGACGAACATGAAGAACATGAACTAGCGCATCCGGTACAACCATAGCATGTGGCACAGGAGCTACCTTTACCGCTAGATGAACATGAGCTAGAACAAGATCCACCACAACCGGCACATCCAGAACAGCTTTCACAAGATCCAGAACATCCTATACACCCTCCGCACGATCTACTGCACCCATCACAATTACCAGAACATCCTCCTTGGCATCCACTGCTACATCCTATGCATCCGCTACAGCTGTTACATCCACCGCAATTACCAGAACATCCGCCACATCCACTTGATCCACTGCCACCAGATCCACCAGATCCAGTACATCCGCCAGAACAGCTACTACAGCCACTACATGTACTACCGCACGTCCCTACACATAGTCCAGAGCATGCTCCACGACATGAAGAGGTAGCCCCATCGATTGGCTCTTTAGACAACGAGTCAGTGTAAGATAGTAATTCGTTGTTGAATGATGACGGAATCTTAGATCCTGTCTTAAGATCGGCAGTATTCAAATTGCCATGGTCTTTAATATTCAATAAAGGCTCTATTACCTTTTTGCCTTGATCCGCTGTAACTTTAGTTCCAGATGTAGGAGTTGTGGAGAAGTCATATGACGCAGATGCGAATCCAGTCATAGAGCCATTATATGCTCTACGTTGCATTTCAGTTTTTACCTTGGCTTTAAGAGTGTTCATTTCTGCCGCGGTAAGAAAATTAGGCATTATCTTCAACCTCCTTTTCAAAAGATTTATCTGATTTTTCCTCCAGGGGATTTTTTACATTTCGTTTTTCGTTATCTTTTGCAAAATGATCATTTCCCGATAAATACATTATATATACCCCCATTTTGAATTATCCCCATGTCGCTGCTAATGGTACCCAGGCAGAACCATTGTAGAATTTAGCCACACCTGAAGTATCAATCCACAGAAGCTTAGTATTAGCCGGGGCAGAAGCACCGTAATAATATCCTCCCGGGTCTTCCGATCCGATTGGATACCAACCTGGACCGCCAAAAGATCCACCGTATGGAATATAAACATACATCATTTTACTATTAGGATTATAGCATAACTGGCCATTATACGGTGAAGATGGAAACCCACCAATGGAAGCAATATATATTCCAGTGCTAACAGTATACCAATATTTTCCAGTATAAAAATATAAAGCATTCGATTCATCTGGGTTAATCCACAAATCTCCAGGCTTAGGATTTGTTGGTTTGGATGCTCCATAGCTAACTCCGCCAGACTCGGCAGATTTCTTGATTGACTCTAGCAGATATTTACCATTTGGCGCATCAGCGTGAAATGACTGAACATTACCTGGAGAGATTATATGAGTAGCCCCATCGAAGGATTTCAGATCGAAATTAGGGAACTCTGTAGCCTGAGTGATCTTCGTGGTTGAGGATTTGTATGGGGCTATATCAGTGGCAATTTCTCCTTCTTCTAATTGAACTTGAATCTGACAGTCAGTTAGAGTTATTCCTGATGGTATGAATACACCAATACTGTCGGTTGCCTCATCAGTTCTAGTAAATGTGAAAGTCGTTGATTTCGTACCATTGTTTATATGCGTCACGTCAGCTATAACAGAATTACCATCCGGCTTTATGTTAAATAAGTTTACAGTTGCAGTTCCGTTTTTTACAGTTAATGTAATCACGTATTTCTTATTGGGAATAAGGCAAGGGATTATGCTCTCTCTTACTAATGCATAGTGTGCTATTCCATTAGATGTTCCAGAGGCATGTATTACTCCATTTGAATCTACTGTGAAAGTTATTCCATTTTCTATATACTTGGAACCATGAAAATATGGATACGGGATCAAATTCTTTCCTATCGTCTTAATATCGTATCCAGAATATGGAACGAATGGATCGTCAGCGTTAGTTACAATTCTAATATTTGACACTGTTCCATGAACATCCCCAGATGTTTTATGATACTGAATTACATAACTGCATTTATAGTTTACCCAATCATAGTCATTTTTTGACAAAGTTTCAACGTTAGTTACCCAAGAGCCACCATTTTTTTTAAAAATTTGAAAAAACGAGTGCAAATCTCCTTTAATTGTTGTGCCGTACTTAGAATACATAGTCTGTATATCGTCACTAAATAACTTCTCAACATTCTCATATAATACAAAGCCAGGCTGTACATTATTATCTGTTATTGTGCCATCTAACGATATTGTTCCTTCTTTAGTGTATGTCATAGTCACACCATGTGAAATGCTTCCACTAGCTTTAGCATACGGATAAGGCAATAAATTCCTCGTAGTCTTACCAAGCATTAATGGAGCTTCTACAGTACCTGTTAGATCCGTTTTCGTCGACTCGATAAGAGACACTTTTTCTTTGCCTAGCTTTTCTGTTTCCAGAGTAAGTTTAGCACCAAGGTCTCCTTCGAGTTTATTTTTCATATTCTCAAACCACTTATCGAACTCGGCCTGAGATGCCTTTTCCCACTGCTGGAATGTTGACCAGTTAGCATCGTACGCGGCTTTAATTGTAGCAAACCACTGGTCATAGCCATTCTTAATACTGTCATACCATTTCTGATAGTCCGATTTTGAAGTTGCTTCCCAATCGGTAATCTCTTTCTTAGCTGCTGTAAGCCAATCCTGATAATTTTGTTTCTCACCATTCATCCAGGTATTGAAATTTGCGGTGTTCTCCTCTACAAACCGATTCAAGATATCCTTCCATTGAGGAATAAGTTGTTCAATACTAATTACCTCGAGAATGCCTGTAACAAATGGGCACACACTCGTCCCTACACAGTTTTCAATATCTGCCTGCCTTATTGACGTAACCTCTTTACCAACTGTAACATATGCCAATGGATACTGATGAACTTCCTTAGTATTTGTCAGTGCTGGCTTGGTAGGCGTAGAAGATGGTATTCCTTTAATTAGTTTAATACTGTTTGCTCTTACGGCCTCGACAGAGTTGATCTCCAAAACAATTGCGTCGATTCGGTCCATAAGAATTTCTGATGGCGGAATAGTCACCGGATAAAGTGCATCATTGTAACTCCAAGTATGATTAAACCATGCTCGTCCAGTTCCAACCGTTACGTTCATCTGGTTACTTTGCTTAACGACCATGCAGTCTCCAATAGATGCAAAAATTCCATCTCGAATTAAGCCATCAAATAATCTTGAAATGTCTGTAGCATCATATAATCTATCATGATCTACGGAATTAAAAAATCCAGATGCAAAACTCATATTTGTCCTCCTTTATCTTATTCTTTAAGAGCCGACTGGTATTCGGTTATCATCGGCACTTACAAAGTCTGTAAAAGTAGGGTATGACGTTTCCCCACTAGAATCTTGGGACATGATAAATTCCGATACGGTCGATGTCCCTTTAATACCATAGTCGTTTTCTATCTGTACTATATCCCCCATTTTGAAATCTCGCCCATACACGAACATAGTATGAGGATCAACGTCTCCGTCCATAGATATTGTATGTGGTTTCTCAGCTAGAGCCTCTTTTCCCTTTTGTGCAACCACTTTCTGTCGTTCGGCATCGCTCATTTTATGGTCCTCGTCCTCGGAAGTAATAGAGCCAGCATCGACATATATCTCACATCTATGCATACCACTCAACTGTTCCTGAGATTCGCCGTCCCTAGTCACTTCTTTAGTAATCTTCAATGGATTACCGGATAATGTTTGTGTATCTCCATCTTCGCCAACAGTTAATGCGACGTTTGCATAATCTTCCTTACTGTCCAGATAAGATGTGTTATTTAAGTTTTCAAATGAAGGACTGAATACAACATACGGAGTTAATTGCTGTGCATAAGATCTGTCGATTCCTTTGTACAGCTCAAACTCAAATTGTTTATTTTCATTCAATGTAATTTTAAACCCTATTTGCTTTTCAACGCAAAGTGAGTTTATTGCCTCGTATAAGTTTTCATGCTGCTCATACTTAGCATCAATAGTCAAGGATGTTATTCTACTGTCTGTACTTTTCTTGAATACAAAGTTAGAAATCTTCCTTTCTGATTTTGACGGTGCTATAATAGCATCATTTATAAGCTTTTGTATTCCATCTTGGAAATTGCCACTCAGGGTAGTGTTATCCCATATTATTCTACGCTTTAATAAGCTCTCAAGAGAGTAACCTATTACCTTAATTGTAGGTCCTTCTGTGGCATTTGTTTCTAGAAGCATTCCCTGAATAATCATCATGTGAACTGAATTATCATTTTGAAGATAGTAGTCGTTGACTAGATAAGGAAATACTCCATCCATATCCAAAGTGAGGTAAAGTTCAAAGTCCCCATTCTCTTGATATCGATCAGTCCAAATGAAGGACTTGAACCTGTCAATGATGGCTACTTTTTCAAACCTTGAGTTTAATATTGTAGCTTCCATAAATTATACCCCTTCATAAATTGTATCATTTTCGATTTTGAACTGAATGTTCATTGCTCCTTCTGTAGCATTGTAAATGAAGATATTGTCTCCTTTTGACAGCTGAAACCAACTCGATCCTTTGCCTAAGCAGTTAAGGATATTTGTAGTTAAACCAGCTCTAAGTAATGTGACCGACTTTTCTCCTCGCTTAGTGTTGATAATAATATCATCGCCAGCACCATAGGCCTGACCTGTTAAGGTCTGTATAAAGTCAGTGTTTATCCTCATAACTTCACGAGTTCTAGCGTTATAGATCACAATATCTTTTACTGTATCTAGCGCATGAATCGTTATCTTTATACCAACCGAAGCATCTCCTTTGTACGTTACTACATTCTCGTACATATGTACAATGTCACCAAAGTTTATAAGCTTTTCAGTTAATGAATTGTTTTCAAACGGAAATTCAAATTTAGGATTGACGCCACTAAATAACGTTAGTGTCTTTCCATTTGTTGCATAAAAGTATGGGTCTGGACAGATTACGGAAATTTGAGCCGTTTCATGTGCCTGAAATATATCAGGTTCATTAGACTCGACATAGCCGAAAGCGTCAAGAGATCTCTGATCCGTTACAAATGTCAACGTGATGTATCTCTTGATAGGGAAATACTTATATGTAGTATGCCTAATAGTTTCGATATCTGTTCCGAATCTAAAATCCAGAGTCATAACTATATTTCTAGTTTCAAGCTTAGCACTGTTGTATAATGCTCCGTCACCGGTTGCTATCTCACTAGTATTGATAGTTGCCTTAACTGGCCCTAGACCTTCAATGTCTATTATAGCTAGACCCGAAACTTCAGGCCTAGCTAATTCCATTTCTAGGGATTCCCCTAAATAATTAGTAACAATTACTTTCTTTATCATTTAAGAGCCCCCTTTAACTGACTAAACTGGTTCTTAGTCTGTCGATATATCTCAGTATTAGATAATGCGACAGGAGAATTGTTAGTCTGATTGAATGTGTAGTTGTTAGTTACTGCTGGGGCGCTAGAACCCTTAATAGATCTTCTAGAAGATCTTCCCCCATTTTGAAGTTGTGATATGGCTTTACTAAGATTGCTTTTACCAAGTACACTTCCAGCCAAAGCACCAGCTATAGAAGCTGCTAAACCAGCACTATGTCCAGCCGAAGAAGATCCTGTTGCTGTTGTCACTCCGCTGCTGACCATTGATGACAAATTCGAAGTATTAACACCGACACTTAATGTAGGCATCTGTATTTTAGATAGTACTGCGTTAACGGCATCAACCAATGCCTGAGCAGCGCTAACAGCCGATGGTATTGCAGCTTTTATTCCTCTGGCAAACGAATTTCCAAGTGCACTTCCTTTAGAAGATGCTTTGTCGCTTCCTTTTGACAATGAAGACAACGCTTTATCCACTATAGATTTGCAAGATGATTCTACAGCTGTTAGTACTGTTGTTGCGGCGAGGCCTAGAGCAAAACAATAGCCTAGAGATGTTCCAGCAGATTTAAAAGCTTTTTTGAAGTTTGTTTCTGCATAAGTCGTAAAAGCTTTACAAGCCTTACTTGCGGATTGTTTTGCAGACTTTGCAACCCCTTCGGAAGCCGAGTCAATTCCAGCTTTGAACTGATTTCCAGCTGTCTTACCTGAAGACTTGAATGACGTATCTTTTTTAAGTACTTCGTCAAATGACTTAGCTACCGCGTGAACAGTTTTTGTCGCTGCAGATCCTTTGAGGTTCCTAGATGAGCCTTTCTTAGAAGATACGTCCTTACCTGTAGCAGCATCAATCATTCCCTGATACATGGAATTGACAGCTCCTAGACCTGCTTCTTTGTACGAATCAGATACTTCTTTAGAAACTTCCTCGTTCATAGATAATGTATCTTTGTAATACTGATTTATCTGCTTCTTTTCGTCTGGCGTCATTTGGAAATACGCATCGACAATATCTGCGCCGTCCAGGCCTTTGTTGATCAACTCTTGTAATAGCCGTGGGTCAAGTTCTTTTGACAGTACAACAATTTCATCTCTCCATTTCTTAACAGATTCCATATTATCCTTTGCCTGCTGTAAAATTTGATCTTTAGTCATTTGCATCTTCTCTTTGAATACCGCATTTGTTCGATCAATTTGATCATCTGTAGCAAGCCTGAATCCTTCTATATATGGTATTGCTTGCGTCCCTAGACCCTTAAGATAATCCAGTAATCCATCCGCAAATCCTAAAGTCTTTAGCTCCTCGAGGCCTTCAATTACTCGCTTTTCGGCATTAACCTGTGACCACATACGATCGATAATAGTATCATTACCAAGATCATTTACTACTTCCTCGTATCTCGTAAAGTAATCCGTAGAACTTGAAATGTCGAAATTTGCAAATGACGTGAAGCTATCAAGACTGCTCTTTACAGACTCTGCCATAGACTTTGCAGTATCTTCGATTTTCTTCTTTGCATCATCCCAATCACTATTTATCTTCTTGAGGTTTTTCTCCATTTCCTTGGCTGCTTCTGATACAGCATTAGGAATTTCTTTTACGTCTTTCTTGACGTCTTTGGCTGTTTTCTTAACGGCTTTCTTTGCTCTCTTCTTGGCAGCTTCTTTTTCTTTCTTCAAAGCAAATGACTTAATAATAGAATCAGCTCCAGATTTCTGAAGTTTTAGATTCTTAACATATACGTCATTAATTTCTTTACGTTCCTCAGCCGAAAAGGTAAGCATTTCCAATACTTTACTGAGGTTTCCAGGGCCTTCATCAACCAATTCCTGAACTAGACGAATATCCCAACCCTGATTGAGCATCTTCTTAATAGAGTTCTTCCACTTAACAGCATCTTGGTAAGTCTGTTTATAAGAAGCGATAATATCTTCTTTCGTTTGCTTACTAGCTTCTGCATACGCTTTGTTTGCCCTATCAATTTCTTCTTTTGAAGCGTTGGCAAATAATTTGATGTATGCATAACCAGATTCTCCCATACCTTTAAGGGTATCGATAAGCCCCTTGCTAAGCCCTTTCTTTGCTGCTTGTGCAAGGTTATCTTTCATTTCCTGATAACCTTCAACCTGACTTTCCATATTCTTGAGAACTGTGCTCATCTCGTCATCCATAGAATCAGAGAATTCTGAGAATATATTTCTAGAGTTATCGAATGCAATATTCGTAAACTTAGTATATTCTTTTATTGAATTGATAATGTTATTTCTGTATTCTTCGAATGTCGAGTTAATGTTGGACTGTATTGACTTTTGATCTTCTTTAAGCTGCTTTACAGCATTTTTGATTGCTGTGTTATTTTCCTTAATGGCTGAATTGAGGTTCTTTTTGCTAAGCTTCTTGCCTGATGAGCTAAGTCCCTTCTTCAAACGATCTTGTGTCTTAAGAAGTTTCTTCAAAGCTGCCTCGTGCTGCTTAACAGACTTAGCGTCTTCCTTATACTGATCTGATTCCTTGTACAAGGCAATAGCAAAATTCTTGATAGTTTTTTCGGCAGTTTTAGTAGCTTTGCTAATAGTCTTAAGTTTAGGCGTTGTCTTAAGCAGCTCTTTTCCCAAACTCTTAGAAATTTTAGTAATTGTTTCATACGGAGTTTTATTGAACGAGCTTACAGCCTTATCGAAAGTCTTTCCAAACTGATAAGCGACCTTTATGATTTTGGTCATCTTTATCTTTGCTTTCTTGCTGTTCTTTTTGGACTTACTTGCAATCTTCTTAGAAGTAGCATCGTATGAACTAGTTACGCCAGCTCCGGTTTTGTTAGCATTTTTGATAATGTCTTTTGTCGTTTTATCCATTTGGTCTGAAAACGTACTGTTGCCTGCATTAAGAATGCCATTTACAGTCTTCATAACGCCATCAACGTCTTTATTTCCAACCGATTTACTAATGGATTTCTTAATTCCCTTAACATATCCCGTAACTGTTTTTTGTGCTTTCTTAGCACCGTCTTTTATTCCTTTTCCAGCGCCTAGCAAAGCTCCTCGTCCCATGTCAATGCCCGCAAGCTCAACATCTCCAGTTTTAGATTTGACACCTTTGACAAGACCTTCTCCAGCGTAAACTCCAAGTTTATTGGTTTCCTTGGACGGGGAATGAATGTCAAGGGCTTTCTTTATGCCATTAAGAGCTTCCTTACCAACATCTGCCGCTGCCTTGGCAAGGCCCGCGGCCTTATCTTTTATGCCTTTGATGACTCCAGACACAAAATTCTTGCCGACACTCAACCATTTGCTTCCAAAGGATTTTGCCGATTTTATTCCAGAAGAAATAGAATCTTTTATTGTTTTAACCATCGTTGATGTTTTAGACTTAATACCCTTCACGAGTCCACTGTTCATTATTTTACTACCGATAGTCTTAAATAAGTCAATTCCACCGGTTAAAACTGTAACTGCAGCATCAAGTACTGCTATCATCAATTTATTAACAGCTTTTGTAAGTTTTGGGGTATTCTTGTCGATAGCGTCAGCAAGTCCATTGATAAAACTTATAATGAGATTAAATCCCGCATCAATAACATCTGGCAATTTGTCAGATATTGCGTTGACGAAATTAATGACTATGTCAATAGCCGATTCTGTTATATCGCTTATGTGGTCTGCAATTCCAGATATGAAAGCTTCAAGTATATCCATGCCAGCATTAACAATGTTCGGCATATGTTGAGATATTGTCGTTAGTAGTGCGTCTATTAGTCCCACTACAGTTTCCACTATGTCTGGAGCGCATGTATTAATTACATCAAGAACTGTTAGTAATACTGTTTTAACCATATTACCAATAGCAGAAGCTCCATTTGCTATTGCTTTACAGAACTCTACTATTCCTTCTCCGATTTTAGAGGCTATTGCAGGTATTAGACCAGCTATTCCAGTTATAATCACAGATAAGGAAGCTACAATAGCAGTTGCACCTGCTGCGGTCGTACCAGCCAGAGCTGTAAATCCAGCTGCTATAGCTGTCAAACCAACACCAGCCGCTAATAATCCTGTACCTATACCTAATACTGATACACCGATAAGCGCAAATGCACCTGCCATGCCAAGTATAGCTGGTAATATAGGTACAAGTGCCGCTCCAGCAACTCCAATTACTGTAAAAGCACCGGCTAATGTCAATAAACTTTTAGCTATACTACTCACGCTCATATTACCAAGTAATAATAGCTGAGGCGTAAGTATTGCTAATGCTCCAGCAGCAGTCGTCAATGCTATGCTTCCGGAAATTGTCCCCTTCATTGCATTAAGTGCAATTGCTAAAATACTTAACGAACCACCAATAGCAATTAGTCCTTTAGCTATTTCTGTCCACTCCATATTTCCGCTGCTAGACAGTGCCGATGTTAAAATATTTAACGCTGTAACAACCGCTATAAGACCAGCGCCTTTTGCAATCATACCCTTTGGCATAAAATTCATTGCTACTGATAATTCGACTAATGCTGCACCCATAGCAGTAAGACCTTTAGCTATTCCTGTCCAACTCATACCAGAAAACCTATTCATAGCCAATGCTAACAAATTCATAGCTATACTCAATGAGATCATCGCAGTTGATGTACTGATTATTTTCTTAGCATTTCCTGTTAATGCTGTAAAAGCTGCAATGCTAACAAGTAAAGCAGCAACAGATGTGAGACCTTTTCCAATCTGTTCCCAACTTAAATTTCCGAAATTTTTAACTGCTTGCGATAGGATTAGCATAGCCAAAGATATTGAAACTATTCCTTTTGAAGCTTTTCCAATTTTGCCAATTTCTTTTGATATTGCTTGAAAGGCTAACAGTTCTGCAAGTAGTCCTCCAACAGCAGTCAAGCCTCTTCCTATCCCAGACAAATCAATAGAAGACAACTTTTTCATAGCTGATGATAGAATAAGTACCGCAGCGCTTATCGATATCATTGCAGCACAAGATTTAGCTACACCTTTCATAGACCCGCTTATTTTACTAAATGCTGCTAATGACAACATTAATTCGCTAAATAAACCACTAATTCCAAGTAATGCACTAGCTAATCGGTCAGGTTTAATTGATGCTATTAGCATTAGAGATACAGCTAATATACCTATTGCACTTGCGATTTTAATAAGCGCATCAGCTCTTAGTTTACTCTGAAATGCTTCAAAGCATTCTCTAACAGGATCTAGAATTTTTGTTATTCCGTCAACCGTCTTTTTAGCATCTTTAAAGAACGAGTTAAATTGTGCTACAAATTTATTTAATCCGATAAGCATACCAGAAATAAGACCTGTATTTAAAATATCAAGGGCCGACTTTATATCACCACTTCTAAATGCATTAGACATTCCGCTCCCAAGCATTTTGAAGAATGACGTTACCTTTCCTCCAACTATTGTTATAATTTTCCATATTCCCTTAAGAATAGAAACGACTCCTTCGAATCCTGGCAAAGCAATTTTCTGGCCAACAAGTTTTACAAAATTAGTTATTTTATTAGTGACTCTATCTATAGCATCGCCCGATTTTGAAATAGCATCACCTGCTGATGCAGTTATTGTCAGTAATCCATCAGCGATAGCGGGAAATAGTTTGCTGGCTATTGCTAATGCCACATTTAAACCATTTCCTATTAAATTAGTCATGATTTTTATAATCGTAAAGAAACCTTTTAAAGTTCTATAAAGTTTGTCTACCTTGTCCCTGGACATTATTAGTTTCTTAGTGAAAGCTTCAAATGCATCTGTTATATTTTTTATTTCTTTTGCATTCTTTTCTGGAAAGATTGCCCTGTAGGCAACCTTAAAAGTATCTAATACAGCAACAGCTGCTGCTAGAATATTTGTAAATGAGTGCATTAATGAATTGCGGCCGCCCATCTTCTTCCAAGCATCTAGAGTAGCATTCTTAGCGGCGAATGTCTTTACTATATAATTACCGATTATGCTATCTAAGAATCCCCAAAGCTTTTTAGATTCTTCGAAATTACCAAATATTGTTTCCCACATGTGTTCCCACCCAGAACCAATCGCTTCTTTCCAAGCGGTGAACATCTGTCCGGCATCCTTAAATTCGGAAGCGGCAGCATATGCTTTTTGTCCTAATTCGGTTGTTTCATCCGTATACTTACTAAGCGTTTTAACGAGAACATCAGTTGTCATCCATTGATACTGAAGATTATCGTTCCAGTTTTTCGTAGCATTGAATGCATCAGATGTAGCTCCTTTAGCATTGGTAGTTGTGGTATAGTAGTCTTCACCCTTTTTAACGACTGTACCTAGAGCAACTGCGGTATCAAGCAAATTCTGTTTAAAATCCATGGTTGCCATATTCGCTACTTCAATAGATTTCCAATCTATGAGCTTTACATATCCAGATGATAATGCCTGAGCAAAGTTATACATCGCATGTGATGCTTGTTCTGCATTTGCGCCAGAAATTGCAGCTTCGTTCGATACACCCTTAATTGCCGCAACTGCATCTTTTAAGCCTACACCGGCATTTGTAAATTTACCGATATTCGCAGTCATGTCTGAGAACGAATAAATAGTTCTATCTGAATATGTATTAAGCTCATCAAGATACTTATTTACTGTAGATAAGCTTTCTCCAGTAGACATAATAATAGTCTGAATGGAGTTCATCTTTAGTTTGTATTCATTCCAACCATCAGACATACCATCAAAAGCTAAAGCCGATACTATTTTTTTGCCTGCATCAACAGCTGCATTTGTAAGTCGATTCAACACACTCATAACTACGGTATCCATAGCTGAGAATTTGACTTGAACTGCTTCTACCGCTCGGCCCATTCCGTCCATGTTGAACTTTTTGGTATCATTTTGAAATTTAGCAAGACTCTTTCCAGACTCACTAAAATCGATGCTTTTCTTAAGAGCTTCTATAGATTTTTGACTTTGACGAATTTTTTTCTCGAATTGCCCATTCTCGAATTGCATTCTGACAACGTCATCTTCAACAACTTTACCCATTATCCAGTGACCTCCTTCCAAGCATCTTTAGCTAGTCTATCAAATACCGGTTTTAAAGCCGGATTAATGTAGTCAACCCCCTGAACATATCCACCATTTCTAGTTCCATGCCCATACTGTAGAATAATAGCTATATTCACATGGTTCACTACATTAGAATTTTTAAAAACCAAACTTATAGATCTGTTATCGCGCACTATTTCATAATACCATGATGCAGCTGTTACTCCAGTATCAACAGGAGTTGCAGCCTTGAGGGCAGCTACACCTTCACGTCCGTACTTGTTTAATACACCAACGTTAACGCCTTCCAAAAGCTTTTCGAAATAATTATTGAGCTTTTTAAAGTTGCCCTCAAGTTTGCATCTGATCATATCGTTTCTCCTTATCCAATTAACGCAGAAGATTCTACAAACCCTGTATACTTCTTTCCTTTAACAGTTGCAACGCAAAGCAGCCATACTGATTTTTTATACTTGTTGAAATATCCGTAGCATTCAATCTTCCTGCCAGCTGGAATTTCAATCATGAGCTTTTTGTTCCATCCAGCATCGATTCGCATAGGTACTTTCTTAGAAGTTTTATATGAGTGCTTATAACTATCGCTCATATATGCTGCTGAACAGGTGGCGGTCGTTAAACCGCATGGAGTGTTAATTACTGCATCTACTTCTTTCATAACTGCATCAACATTATAATGCTTTTCTTTAAGATTTGATTTGTAATCTTCTCCCCATTGCCCGGCGATAACTTCTCTGGCTACGGTTTTAATGTCTTTCCCGACATGGCGGTTAGCACTTGTATTAATTTTTGGCTGGTCTGCATCGTATTTCGGAGTAATGAATCCACGTATAAATCTTCCATTAATACTAACAGTTCTCTTCTTAACAGCGTCTTTGTAATTTCCCTCCGTTACAACAAAGTATCCTTCTTTCTTATTGACATACGTTACCATGCCAACATGTTTTGGAGTTCCTTTGTTATCGCCTATGCCATTATCATCCCAGTCGTAAAGACATGCGTCTCCAATTTTAGGAGTATAGTTGTCGTTCTCATTCCAGCATCCCATTTTTTTAGCTTTTTTGATGAGATAAAAACAACTACACTCAACTGGCATGATATCTGTATATCCAAGAGAAATTGCTACGGCGGACCAAGTTGTAGCACACCACGCCATTCCTGGTTTCATAGTTACGCCTCTTGGCTTTGTTTTCTGCTTATTGTAAGTATTAAGGATAGATTTATAAGATCCATCTTTTTCATTTTTGCCAACCCAAGAATTGATAAGGTTAACAGCTGCTTTTCGCGTTCTGGCCATAATATCACCCCTTTGTATGGTTTGCTTTTTTTCGTCTTTCATTTTCTTTCTTTTGCCATCTACGGATTTCATCAACAGACATCTTCTTAGGTGGATTAGTTTTTACAGCATACAATTCAATCAACATGAATACACGCTTTATATTCCATTTCTCACAAGGATCGAATGGTATTCTAGCCATGGCTAAGTAAGCGTATATTAATTCGCTAGTTAACGTCTCCGGTTTTTCTTTATCGTCGTCTCCGATTGTAAAAACCCTAGATGCCGTAGCTGGGTCCTGAATATAGTCTATCACTTTTTTAAGTAAACGATCATCAAGCCGTTTAAAAAATTCGACCTTATCAAAAGACCCAACTATCATGCAATACATGTAATCAAGAAACTCTTCATCGGTTAGAGTTCCCTCATCCATAAATTTCAATAATGGTTTATGCCATATTTGCTCCCATTTTGAAATTGCTATTAAGGAATGCTCGAGCTTAATCTTAGTAGGTTTTATAACCTTTCCAAAAGTTTGAGTTTCTTGATCAAATGGCTCATATCCAGGAAGAATTAATTCGAGCATAATTGTCTCCTTAGTTTGCTTCTTTCATAGCGTCATCAGCTGCAACTGCAGATCCTGCTACTTCTGCCATCGCTGCCGAGATTGCTTTTCGCTGAGCATCATTCAATGTAGCATCATCATAAACTCCAGATTCGGCTGCTTTCTTGATCTTGTCATTTGCATCGTCAGGCATGATTTTAAGCAGGAATTCGGAAGCTTTTGCTTCGTCCATGCAAATTTCCATAAAGAACTTGTCATATGCTGCAGTAGCCTTGAACTCCGCCAGTGCTTCAGGGGTCTTTGTAAATGTACGACCGTCAAGAGACTTGATTCCATAAGCTGCATCAATGATCTTCTCAAAAAGATTCATGATATCCGGCTGGGACTGTTTCTGTACCATAAGACTCATATATGATGTTAAGCCACCGTTAAGGCTTGTTTCCAATTTTAAAATTTCACTTTGTGTTAAGTTGAAGTAGAAATCCTCAGATCTCTCGTTTCCATCAAAGTCCTTGTAACTGATTGTTTTGATAAACATAGTTTAGTCTCCTTTCATTTTTAAAAATCCTAGCCTGCATATTTTTAGCAGACTAGGAAAAACTTTATTTTGTTTTAAGTGTTAAACCAGTAAGTGTGTACTCTTTGGTTTCTGTTGTGCCTTTATTAGTCGCTTTAATTAAGATAGACTGCTTATTAGCATCTTTGATCTTAAGAACCGCCTGATGATCAGACTGAAGAAGATTAGATGTTCCGCCTTTAACTTCGACTGTCAATGATTCAGGGAAACCACTCTTTGGTGCAATGTCAAGAGCAATGTAATTACCGCTCTGTTCATCAACTTTACTGCTGAATCCGGTATAGCCCGTCACATAGTTAAGAGTACCAGAAATTACTCCGGTGCTCTCATTGACCTTAATGTTTGACTGAAGATCAGCTGCCTTCTTGCCAAGCAGGTCGTCTTCTCCTGTAATAGGAGTTGCAGAGACGTCCAGTGACGGGTCTGTTATTTTAAAAGGTTAATGATCTCATCTGGAAGCAGCAACTTAGCTTCTGCTTCTTCTGTTCCATATAAAGCATCTTCAATCTTCTTCATCTTTGTAGCTTCGACCTTTGTGGAATCGATCTCGAGATGGGCCGTAGGCTTGAATCCGTCAACTGTGACTGGAGTTGTTGATACTTCCCAACTGAATGAAATTGCCTCTGGGGAATCATTTACAGTCTGGAAGTTTTTCTCGGATGGCGATGCTTTAGCGCCATAAATGATGTGAATCTTGTAACCATAATCATTACTCTTTACATCATTGCCAAGCAATGTACGATAAGAGAAACCGAATGTATCTCTGTTCTGTTGACCGATAGTAACTCCCTTAGTAATTTCAGCTGTACCATTGCATCTATCAAATGCTTCTGGATAAGTATAAGCTTCGATTGTAGCTCCGAACTCTTCGGCTGACATGAGGCTAAGATACTTCATGTTATCAGCATATACAGCGGATGCTTCTGCTCCAGATGGAGATTCTGTGACTGCAGTAAGGCCGTTCCATGCAGAACCAGTGCCATATTCTCCGTCAACGACAGGGTAAATAACTCCATGATCTACACCGGTTTCGTACTTACGTTCTCCGGTTTTGTCCCATGTTAATTTAGGCATGTTTTTTCCTCCTTTAAAATATAATTACAAAGACCGAATGGTACATACCATCTGATATATAAGATCTATTAAATCTTGCAGTGGGTATCTCCACTATCGTATCAATCAGCATACTATCCGGATCTTTAGTTACCACTTCTACTGAGTATTCTTTATCAATACTATAATTTTTATTATCTGCCGATCGAATATTGTAATCGTCAACAGAATATATTATTGCCGGGTATTTGATGTTCTTTATAACTTTTTGCCCAGCACCGGATACATTGGAAGGGGGCTGGAAATATACATTGGCACCTTTTCCAATGATATCTTTTAAATATCTATCAAAGTCAAGTCTCGTCCTCATTCCACAGCTCCCCTAATGTTATTATTAGTCTAGGGGCCTGTGAAGCATCAACTTCTGTTGCTTTCCACTTAGCCCCCATAAACTCAATCCATCTCATGTCAACGAAATGATCATGCATATAGGCATCGCCAATAACACTGATCTGATTAGAGATCGAAATGTTATATGAGATCTTCTCCTGTGAATCCTGAAGACGTCTAGTATTACGAAGAATATCACCTCTATACGTACGCTCAGTTATTTCCTCAGTCCAAACTGATTGAACTGTTTCAACTTGTTCTGCAAAGCCGATCTTGCCACACCATCTATTCACGATCATTTCCTCCCATTTTGATTAGTTGCCACCCTGACCAGAAATTGCTTTGCTAAGATCTGCTGTTGGAATCTTTGTTTCAATCGCAATAGCTGATAATGGCTTGATCAATGCACCGGAGATACGTGTCTCAATAAGATACTTCTGAGCGTTGTAATCAATGTCGAAATCATCAAACATGTTGATTGCTCCACCCTTGTCTGCACCAATGTTGTAATCCTGCAGGTTTACGATGATACCCTGAAGAGCCAACGTGTCGGTCTTGTCAGTTCTGGTAAGACCTTCCATAACTGGAACTGACACGATCTTGGATACACGGCATGCTGTAGCCAACTTGTCAATGTTATCGTAGATGGTTCTACCATTCTTATCTTTCAGCAGTAAGCACTCAGTGATAATTGACTCTGGTGCAAACAGCTTTGGATTACCAGAACCCTTGTACTCAATACGAGCTCTTACACATGCTTCAATAAATGCGTTAGCCTTCTCAGCTGCAGTTGACTCTTTTGTAATCGGAATAGCATACTTAATCGTGTAAAGATCGGCATCTTTCCAAATTGGACGAATGTTGTCCTCTTTGATGTGATCGTCACTAGATGTAAGACGTCCATCACCAACCAAGACTGCTCTTGCGATTTCCTCATTCAGCATCAATCGCATTTCTGATTTCAACCAAATAATTACATCGAAATCTGTAATATCGATAATATCATCGCGATCAATCTTCTGCTTCTTGTAGATTGTCTGCGGGGTGGTTGTTCTCTTCAGTAATGAGAATACTTCCTCCTTCTTCAGCTTACCTTTGATATAACCTCTTGCCCGGGCTTCATCCTCTCTTAAATCAGCGAATACTGATTTAATTCTAGAGAATGGTGTATGGTGCACGCTATTCATTACATCATCTACCCACCCCTGATTTCTAGAGATAAATTCAGGCGATGCATTTAAAGTCTTAGCATCCGGGAACAGATACTCGACATTTGTAATACCATGCGCCAGAAATGATTCTTTAAGAGAGCCGTATCTTTTTCCATCACTGATTGCTTCATTATACTTTTCCATATCCTGATGAGCAAGTGTGGCACCTTCTGCATTTTTCTCAAAAATATTGTGCTCAATTGTTGGCATTGCTTTATCCTCCTTATTATCTGAATTGGTTGCTGTGCTATCATCTTTTTTTGATGATGAATCAAGGGCGTCCTGGACTAAGGCGTAGGTTAACTTACGCTGTGTATCTGACATCGAATTAAGTACTTCCTTAACAGTTTCGGTATCCTTCGTTGTATCTTTTTTATCTACCGGCATATCTTTAATCGCGTGTGCTACAATATTTTTATTACTGTTTTCCAGGATTGTATTAAGCTGCCCGATGATGCCCTGCAAAGTTTTCATATCCGGATTACCATCTGATGAGTGTATGATTTCAAGCTGCTCACCGGAATAAATATTTGCTTCATAATCTGACATGTTTGGCATTTCCCCATGAGCTAATGCTACATCTTCGATATATGCACCAGGATTTGCTCCTGCAAGAACAAGGCTAAGTTCCTTGATTTCGCCATGTTCGACATATGGGCCAACCTGCTTAAGATGATTTGCCCAGATGCTAAGTGAATCCATATCACCATGCTGTACTGCCTCTTTTGCAATACGAGCCTGTTCGGTCTCATTAAAATATCCGTAAGCATATACACCTTCATCGCGGCACTCCATATATGCATGACCTAAAACATCTGAAAGATTGTCATGGATGTGGTTGTATATTAACGGGATCTTAGCGCCATCAATATCATTGAAAGCACCATGCTTAATAATTCGACCATCAGCGCAAAGAACGTTAAACTTTGTCGCCCATCCTGCAAAATCACAATCCGAATAATTCGAATTTTTAGTTCCCATTTTGAATTCCTCCTTCTGTTTTTTCACCATCTACCGAAGTCATATCATTTGACTGATCGATTTCGGCATTTGATTGTGAAATGTTATTATTTATTAATTGATCTGCCTTAGGATCGTCTACTGGTCTATATCCAATTACTTGCCTGAACTCATTAGATGTCATGATACAGTTTCTCGTGAACTTATCAGCAAGCTCTGCAAGATTTGTAGTAGACACAAGTTTGAATGGGTCCCTGAAATATTTAATGGCATGTCCTTTAGTACGGGCTGTCTTAGTTAAGAACTTTCGATTCATCTCATCCACAACTGCTGCAAGTATTGGCTCGACTATACGATTGTAGTAATTATTCATCGTGTTCTCATCCGCTGTGCCATTTAGAATCTCCACAGTCATTCCCAATTGTGAGAACAACAGATTTGTGAAGTACTCTACCTGTTTGAGTAAGTTATTTTCAATAGACCTATTGAGTTGTGTTACATGCTCAGTAGAATCGATGTAAGCAATGCCATATTCGGAGTTTGCCAACTGATCGGTCAGCTCCTTACGGCGTTCTCTTGCCTGTTCCCTTTTCAATTCAGACTTAATCGTGTATGGCAACTGAATAATCAAATCCAGTTTGTTAGAACCGCTTCGATCATCAATGAAGTCAAGAATCGACAGCTTTCTTTTCAAACGATGTGCTGTTGAATTTTGCTCATTCATAATTGCATAGAACGGGTTCTCGACAATCGCCACCATTTTCTTTGGTAGATCAAGTTCCTCGAATTTGCCAGTATTGTCATTGTATATTCGCACTCTAACAGAACGAGGATACCAATTGATTATAGTGGCTGTGCGCATGGACTGAATATCATAGACATTGCCATGCACAGGGTCCATAGTTGTATCGACTGGAACTATAGCAACACATCCTTCGTCGAGAAGCTTCAAGACAATATCCTGTTTGAATGCTCGGGATGCCTGATCGATATTAGCTTCTGTTGTAAGGCAATAATTAATCCCGTCTTCCACATTTTCAGTAAACCTTTTATTATTATCCAACATGACGTGCTCTATATCTACTGCTGCAACATCCGTAGATATCTTATTGTAGATCGTTGTTACGATTGACCGTTCATTACCTCTCGTCAGTCTAGGGCGAGATGGATTATCATAGCTAGCTGCTCCAAGACCAGTTCCATAAGGATACTGCGTCGGATCTTTGTTCATGAACGCATTCCAGCCATGCTTTAATCTGTTTATAAAACTCATGTATAATCTCCTTATTCAAATGCATCTTTGTTTACTTTATATGCAACAAGCGCATCCATTAACGCTGATACATTGTCAATTTTGTCTTCGTAACGTTTCTTGTACAATTTTCTATTCCCATTTGTATCTTCTAATGTTATACAATGGCCCATACAGAAACTCATCAAAGATTCGTCGAATATCAGCATTCTCTTTTCAGATAACTTCTTAATTTCTCCAAGAGGAACTGTTTCAGTTCTAACACCCTGTGGAACTTTCTCAATTCCAAATGATCCATTCTCCTGGGCCCACCTTTCAATGAACTCTTTGGCATTATACGGATCGTATCCAAGAGAGCAAACTTCGTATTGAGAATCTATTATGAATTTGTCAAGGTCGTCATACACCTCTTGCACATTGATGATTGACCCCTCCATAACAACAAGCGTACCTTCGTCGATAAACTCCTGATACTTTTGTCTCATTGCTAAGTTCAACTTACTCAAGGTAAGTGTAGTTATATAACTTCTAACTTTAACTCCAAACATCCCGTTCCGAAGTGGAAACAAGAATGTGAAAGCACAGAAGTCATCACCTTGGGAAAGGTCTGCTCCCATTGAGCACTGCATCTTCCAAAAGCTTCTACGTCTATGCGGAAGCGTTTCTTCGTAAGAGAAATAATATGTATATCCCTCCATAGGAATTCCGAAACGTTTTGCCAGAATATCATTTCTTGTAGCCGGTGCTTTCTCAGCTCGTTCAACGTCTTGCTGGATTGTCTCATAACTAACTGTTATCGGTAGGTTAGGATTAGCCTTAGGCCACATGTCTGGGTCTCCGACTTCCTCTATGCTATCAAGCCTGTAATACCAAATACTAGTATGCCAGTTCTGGTATTCACCTTTGAGAATGTCCATCAGTTCCATTTTGATGGCATCTCCACATCCATTGCGGACAGTACCTTCCGAACTTACAGCTAAGATTACATATCCCTCTATTTTGGCTGCGCCCTGCTCAATAGCGCCAATTGGATCTTCTCTCAAATCGCCTGAGAGCCATTCGTCAAGTGTTGCTACTTTTACTCGTAATCCCTGAAGTTTGTTAATACTCAAGGGTTTTATCTCTAGTAATGAATCAGTAAGAAAGTTCTGTATACCTTTTTTGGTACATGCAAGCTTAACACGGTTCGCTTTGGAACCGGTAGTATTTTGAATAGAGCCTTCTGTCAAGAATTTGAACATAGGCCCTCTCGCTCTTGCTATGGCAGTGCTAATTGCACTTGTAACCTCTTCAGCCTGTTTCATTGTTGGGGCTATTGTAATCTGATGTGTCGTTGTTGTATCGACTGTCAGAAAATAAGCTTGCACTAAGCTCTCATATAACGATTTCGCATTACTTCGAGAAATGATAAGATACTGTTTATTGACGAGACGCTTTTTGACTGATTTCCTTACGAAATGTCCTCCTCGTCCAGAATCGTTTGGTTCATATACAGTTTTCTCAACGTAATAGAACCAACCAAATAATTGCTCTCCCCAAAGTTTAAACGTATCCAACAGTTCCAAGTCTGATCCATCTGTCAAGACCATTTCAGACTCACAGAAAGCAATCCAACCTTCTACAGCATTGTCGTCATAGTATACACCGGGGTTAGCTATCAGCCAATCAATACGGTTCATCTCCATAGAGATCTCCCTGTTGACAGGAATCTCTCCATCAAGAACTTTATCTCGGAACTCCCCGTAGTACCTAGGCGTTGCCGTATTGCTTAGCATTTACATCACCTACTTCTAAATTACTTTATTTGTATATTCGAATGCTTTTTCAAGAGATTTAGATCCTATAAAATCTGCTGCGGAATTTACTACTTTTCCATTAATATAATTGATACCTCTGTCGAATGCTTTTTCTATATATGGTTTTGCTTTTGCTGTTGCAACTGATGTGATTAAAACGCCAGCTGTTTTTGCAATTGTTTTTCCTTGTTTTTTCATTTTTGAAATTTTACTTGGGTTGTTTTTTAAATATTCTCTTTCGAGATTTGATCGTCGATTTGCGGCTATCAATTCCTGGTCAGTCATACTCTTGACTTTTGTTTTTACCGATTCCGATCTTAAACTTTGTTTCGGATCTTTGCCAGAACCCCAAGGATATCGACCAGAATGACGTTTAGTTCCATAATGAGCTAAGTAGTCATTATTCATTTTGTCTCTTTCCTTTCTCATCATCAGCTGAAACAGGATAGTACATTATATACAATCTCCATTCCATTTCCTTAAGTTGCTCTTTTAAACTATCCATTAACGAACCGCTTGTTGGTGGGTCGAATAACAGACGAGTTTTGATGTACACATAATCTTTTACCAAGCTTATCTTCTGGGCATCCTCTTCGAATTCACTCCAGACATTATCTGAATCAGTGATTCTGTATCCTTCTTTTGGACCAACTCCTAATTGAGTGAGAGCTGCAAATGCTGAGTTGATGTGGATCATTAAATCCAAGTCAAACTGCTCAAAGTCATCGGGGCATCCAATAAGCTGCTTGATAGTTTTAAGAATACTCTCTTCCATTGAATTCCTCCTCAATGTTTCCAAGGGCATGTATCATTTGGTCTCCTTATTACAGGGCCGCTACGAACATTTGTATCGTGTCCATAGTGTATGGCATTATGTGTTCGATGTGTTGTCGTCACAACGTTATTCATGTCGAATACCATTGGGTCTCGGTTAAGTATCATCTCTTTGGTAACTGGATTTATGTGATGTATCAACGGTCGTGTTTGTATCTCGTATCCTTCAACACCTAAATCGCAACCGCCATCTCTGACAATTACTTTATGACGAAACTCTCTCCATTCGCCTGATGAATATAATGCCTGATTAACCCATCGGTCATAGCCAAATGTCTCGTACCCAACTGAACCAGACAGCATTAAGTATTGCAGCCGTTCTTCAAACGTAGGATACATAATCATTTCCAAATATGATCGTGGCATTGGACTTGATCTACTCATCTTCGATACCCTGGTATCTACGCATTGCTTCAATTGCTGCAGCGTATCTCTCTTCACTCTTAGCAGAAGCTTCCAATGAATCGATTTTGGCTTTTGTCTGCTTAGTTTCTTCTCTGAGCTTGTCCTGTTCCAGCTGCTCTCTTGAAGAACCGAGTTTTAAGAAATGCGTAATGACCTGTGATGAGGCTGTGCCTTCACGTAACTGCTTTTCAGCAGCATCGAGTGAGAGATTGATCAAGTACTGTTCCCTGTCTTCAGGAGTCATAGGAACCCTTGAACGCTTCTTTGCGGAAGTAGCTGTCGCTGCTCTTCTTCCCATATACTTTTGTCTCCTTTCCAATATCTTTTGCCGAGATGTTGAATACTTTACGTACTCTCTATAAGAGATCTAGGTATGTTTTAATAACCCTGAAAGGAGTCTTCAACTGAAAGAGGGCCCTTCTATGTGCGACAAAAGAAGACCAAGATCCCTTATAGAGAGGGCGTAAAGCTGTCAATCTAAAATCCATTTTGACAGGATTTTGACCCCCGGAGAATTTTTAAGGAGATCGGAAGAGCGTCGTGT